AACGCAGCCTACCGCAGCATTTGGCACCAGCGTAACCCCCGGCACCACTGCGGGCACTTATGGCGCATGGGCGCAGGTCGCCACTGCCGCCAACATGGCGCAGGATACTTACGGGGTGTATATCTGCTTCAACTCAGGCAGCACAGCCGCCGCAACACGTAACATTCTGTGCGAGATGGGCGTCGATAACGCGGGCGGCACTTCCTACGTGTCCGTCATCCCACATTTGCTGGCGGGCAACGCTAGCCCGTACACAACCCCTCCGGGTGGTACTTTCTATTATTTTCCCCTGTACATCAGAGCAGGTTCAACCGTTGCGTTTCGGGCTATGTCCAACAGCGCCACGGCGCTCCGTGTAAGCGTTTACTTCTATGGGCAACCTGCGCGGCCAGATGCCTTGCGCGTTGGTTCCTATGTCGATGCGTTTGGGGTTGATGTTACCAACCGTATTGGGACGGCGATTACCGCTGGTACTACGAGTGAGGGTACGTTTACGCAGCTGGGGTCAGCTACCACGAAACCATATTGGTGGTGGCAGATGGGGTTCAATATCAACAACGCCAATATGAACGCTGCGACTACGCACACTGACATAGCTTCCGGCACCGCCACCAACAGAAGACTGTTGATTGAGAACCAGATTTGGCAGGTTACGTCCGCCGAGCAAATTGGGTGTACGCCTGCAATTATAGAGGCGTATAAAGAGGTGGCGACGGGGGCCCTGATTTACGGGAGAGCGCAGACGACCGCTACCACGACCGGCACGACGATGATTGCCTACGGGCTAGGGGGTTAAGATGGCGATTACCGTTGCATACACCGGCACCGCGACCATCGGAACCACCGAGTACTCTCTCGTCAATAGCTCCACGACACTTGCCTCCGTCACGAACGTCGGCGTGTACCAAGTGTTTATCGACGTCTCCACCATGGCCGCCGGGGACGAATATGAAATCAAGATCAAGGAGAAGGTCACCTCCGGGGGCTCGCAGCTAAACATCTATACGGCAGTTTTGGACGGTGCGCAGTCAAGCCCGTTCGTCACCCCGACGCTTGTCCTCATGCTGGGGTGGGACGTCACCATGGACAAGCTTACAGGCACTGACAGGTCTATCTCTTGGTCCATCCGTAAAGTCGGATAGATAAATGAGTTGGTTATACCAACCACTCCTACCTGCATCGGCAGACATCCAAGCTGGCACATCAGTATCGGTCAGCGTAACAGGTGTGTCCGCCACAGGTTCAATCGGTGACACCACCGAAACCGTAGGCAATATAGACAACACAGCCCTATTTGGCTTCTCCGGCTTCTCCGTTGTCCCGTTCTCCGGCCTTGAGGTTATTGCCAGCGGGTCGGTGTCCGTTTCCGTCAACGCCACGGGCGTGTCCGCTACGGGTACGCTTGGTGTCGAAGAGGCTCGGGGCAGAGCCAACACAACCCCGACAGGCGTGTCAGCGACTGGTACCGTCGGTACGGTTGCTACCTCGGGCAGAGCCAACACCACCCCGACAGGCGTTTCCGCCACCGGCACGCTCGGTGCCGAAGAGGCTCGGGGTAGAGCTAACACCACTGTTACGGGCGTATCTGCAACGGGTTCGGTGGGTACGGTAGTCACCACTGCTAGGGCCAACACCACCGCCACTGGCGTGTCAGCGACTGGCGCAATTGGTACGGTATCTATTAGTCTCGGCTACCGGGTAACCGGCGTATCTGCGACTGGCACCATCGGTGCCGTAACTATAAACGCTAGGGCCAACACGACCCTAACCGGCGTATCTGCGACTGGTACCGTCGGTACGGTTGCTACCTCGGGCAGAGCCAACACCACCCCGACAGGCGTTTCCGCGACTGGCTCAGTCGGCACCGTAGCCACCTCGGGTAGGGCGAACGTAACCGTAACTGGTGTGTCTGCCACTGGCGCAGTCGGCACGGTTGCTGTTTCTGCCCCGAGAACAGTCTCCGTAACTGGCGTGTCAGCAACTGGCGCAGTCGGCACGGTAGCCACGCGTTCGTCCTATTACGTCACTGGCGTATCTGCGACCGGCACCATCGGTGCCGTAACTATAAACGCTAGGGCCAACACGACCCTTACTGGTGTCTCAGCCACCGGTACACTCGGTGCCGAAGAGGCTCGGGGTAGGGCTAATACCACTGCAACTGGTGTCTCGGCTACCGGTACAGTCGGCACCGTAGCCATCGTAGCTAGAGCCAACACGACCCCGACAGGCGTTTCGGCCACTGGCGCAATTGGTACGGTAGCTACCTCGGGTCGGGCTAACGTAACCGTAACTGGTGTTTCTGCCACTGGGCAGATTGGTGACGTCACCGAAGCGGTGGGCAACGTCGATAATACGATGGTGCTGGGCTTCTCCGGCTTCTCCGTCGTGCCGTTTTCGGGCGTCGAGACTGCGCAGCTATCGAATACCAATGTCAGCGTAACCGGTGTTTCGGCCACTGGCGCAATTGGCACCGTAGCCACCTCGGGCAGAGCCAACACCACCGCGACAGGCGTATCCGCTACAGGTGCCATTGGCACGGTAGCCACCTCAGGTAGAGCTAACACTACCCTCACCGGCGTATCCGCGACTGGCACTGTCGGCACGGTAGCTATCTCCGTACGTGTCAGCACTGTCGTTACGGGCGTTTCCGCCACAGGTGCCATTGGCACCGTAGCCACCTCGGGTAGAGCTAACACCACCCCAGTAGGTGTGTCTGCGACTGGCGCTATTGGCATAGTAGCTACCCGTTCGTCCTATTACGCCACTGGGGTATCTGCGACCGGCACCATCGGTACCGTAGCTGTAAACGCTAAGTCTAATACCACTGTAACCGGTGTTTCCGCCATTGGGTCTATCGGTGACGTCAGTGAAGCTGTCGGTAACGTCGATAATACCATGCTGCTCGGCTTCTCGGGCTTTGCAGTTGTGCCGTTCTCCGGTGTCGAAACTCCACCACGCAATAACACCAACGTAAGCGTAACCGGTGTTTCGGCCACTGGCGCAATTGGCACCGTAGCCACCTCGGGTAGAGCTAACACCACTCTAACTGGCGTATCCGCTACAGGTGCAATCGGCACCGTAGCCACCTCGGGTAGAGCTAACACCACCCCAGTAGGTGTGTCTGCCACTGGCGCAGTCGGCACGGTAGTTGCCTCCGTAGACGCCAACGCTGTAGTAACCGGTGTTTCCGCCACAGGTGCCCTTGGCACCGAAGAGGCTCAGGGCAAAGCCAACACCACCCTTACGGGTGTTTCTGCGACCGGCGCAGTTGGCACAGTAGCTACCCGTTCGTCCTATTACGTCACCGGCGTTTCGGCTACGGGTGCGGTCGGTACCGTAGCTGTAAATGCTAGAGCCAACACCACACCCACAGGGGTCGTCGGTACCGGACAAATCGGTGACGTCAGTGAAGCTGTCGGTAACGTCGATAACACGATGGTACTGGGCTTCTCGCCATTTTCGGCGGTGCCGTTCTCGGGGGTCGAAACACCTCAACGGGATAACACGAATGTCGGCGTAACTGGCGTATCCGCTACAGGTGCAATCGGCACCGTAGCCACCTCGGGCAGAGCCAACACTACCCTGACAGGCGTATCCGCCACAGGTGCCATTGGCACTGTAGCTGTCCAAGCTAGGGCAAACACTACCGCTACCGGTGTATCCGCTACGGGTGCGGTTGGTGATACGACTGAGGTAGCTAAGGCTAATGCCGCCGTTACAGGTGTAACGGGTACAGGTGCCCTTGGCACCGAAGAGGCTCAGGGCAAAGCCAACACCACCCTTACGGGTGTTTCTGCGACCGGCTTTGTCGGCACGGTCGTGGCGTCCCTTCCTACCGTTGTTTCCGTTACTGGCGTCTCTGCTACGGGTACCCTTGGCACTACGGCAGTTACAGGTAGGGCCAACACCACCGTAACTGGTGTGTCTGCGACCGGTGCAGTCGGCACCGTATTTGCCGCGATGCAGATGCGCGTGTTCCCGACCGGTGTATCCGCCTCGGGTTTGGTCGGCACGGTAGCTACCCGTTCGTCCTATTACGCCACTGGTGTATCGGCATCGGGTGCGGTTGGTACGGTAGCCGTAAACGCTAAGGCTAACGTAACCCTGACGGGGGTTGTGGGTACTGGCCAGATCGGTGACGTCACCGAAGCGGTTGGCAACGTCGATAACACCATGCTGCTCGGCTTCTCGGGCTTTGCAGTTGTGCCGTTCTCGGGCGTAGAAGATCGCCAGCGTGATAACACCAACGTCAGCGTAACCGGCGTCTCCGCTTCCGGTGTAATTGGTACTGTAACTACTTCTGGGCGGGGCGAGGCTGTTGTAACCGGCGTATCTGCGTCGGGTCTGGTTGGCACGGTAGCTACCCAAGGCAAGGCGAATGTTCCGGTCAATGGCGTAGCCGCAAGCGGCTCGGTTGGTACCGTGTTTGCCGCAATGCAGATGCGGGTGTTCCCGACCGGAGTTTCAGCTTCGGGTGCAGTTGGTACGGTAGCTACTTTCGCTAAGGCCAATACGACCCTGACGGGCGTTACAGGCACAGGGCAGATCGGTGATGTAACCGAAGCTGTCGGCAATATCGACAACACGGCCCTGCTGGGCTTCTCTGGCTTCTCAGTCGTTCCGTTCTCCGGTGTCGAAACTCCGCAACGGGATAACACCAACGTCGGCGTTACAGGCGCAGCTGCAACCGGTGCGGTTGGCACGGTAGCTGTAAACGCTAAGGCCAACACCGTAGTCAACGGTGTCTTTGCGAACGGGCTGCTGGGTACAGTTCAGGTAGGTATCGGAGCCGTTACGAACGTAACTGGCGTATCCGCGTCTGCGCTCGTTAACTCCGTCTTCGTAGCTCTTGGTAGGCAGGTTGCTGTTACCGGCGTCTCCGCTGCGGGGGCTATTGGGGACACCACTGAGACCGGCAAAGCCAATGTCTTCCCGAACGGTGTCACGGGCACGGGCGAAATCGGGGATGTTACCGAAGCCGTAGGTAACGTCGATAACACAGCCCTGCTGGGCTTCTCGGGCTTCTCAGTCGTTCCGTTCTCCGGCGTCGAAACGCCTCAACGGAATAATACCAACGTAGACGTTACGGGGGTGGCAGGCTCCGGGTTTGTCGGGGACACCACTGAGGTCGGTAAAGCCAATACCGAGCTTACCGGTGTGGTTGCTAACGGGCTGCTGGGCACCGTCCAGTTTAGTCTCGGCACCAGCGTGCCTGTATCCGGTGTGTCTGCGGCTGGCGCGGTTGGTACTGTATTTGTCGCACTTGGTCAGCAAGTTGCGGTTACCGGCGTAAGCGGTGCAGGTGCCGTTGGTACGGTAGCCACTTCAGCTAAAGCAAACACTACCCTGACGGGCGTCTTCGCCACAGGGGAGATTGGTGATGTTACCGAAGCCGTAGGCAACGTAGACAACACAGCCCTGCTGGGCTTTTCTGGCTTCTCAGTTGTTCCGTTCTCCGGGCTTGAGGTCGAAGTCCGCAATAATACAAACGTCGATGTAACCGGCGTTTCAGCCAACGGCCTTGTCGGCACTGCCGCCACCAACGTCGAGACCGTCTTTGTCACGGGCGTCTCCGCCACTGGGCAGATCGGGGACGTCAGCGAAGAAGTCGTCAACGTAGACAACACAGCTCTGCTGGGCTTCTCAGGCTTCTCGGTTGTGCCGTTCTCCGGCATCGAGACACCACAGCGGAATAATATTTCGGTCACCGGGGTATCGGCTGACGGTCTTGTTAGCACGGTTGCTGTCAGCACTAGGGCAAATACAACCCTAACCGGCGTCTCAGCGACTGGGGCGGTCGGGACTGTAAATGTTGAGTCCCGCTACTACGTCACTGGGGTATCCGCGACCGGTGCCATCGGTGACGCGACGGTTGTTGCTAAAGCCAACACTACCCTGACGGGCGTCGAAGCTACCGGTCAGATTGGGGACGTCAGCGAAGAAGTCGTAAACGTAGATAATACGGCACTGCTTGGCTTCTCGGGCTTCTCAGTCGTACCGTTCTCCGGGCTTGAGGTCGAAGTCCGCAATAACACCAACGTCAGTGTAACCGGTGTCGAAGGCACCGGGCAAATCGGTACAGCCGATGTTAGCTCTGCAACGGTTCTGGATGTTACCGGCGTAGAGGCTGCTGGTGAAGTCGGTAGCGTCACGGTTACGCCTCGTACGTTTGTCCTTGTATCTGGGGTCTCCGCTGCGGCGTCTGTTGGTGACGTTACCGTCAATGGCGCGGTTATCCTATCCGTTACCGGCGTAGAGGCTGCTGGTGAAGTCAGTAGCGTCACGGTTACGGCTCGTGCGTTTACCTCCGTATCTGGGGTCTCCGCTGCGGCGTCTGTTGGTACTGTTACCGTCAACGGTAAGGCTATCCTATCCGTTACCGGCGTATCTGCTTCTGGTCAGATTGGTGATGTCACTAGTCCGGTTGACCAAGTTGTAAACGTCACTGGCGTACAAGCGGACGGGGAGATCGGCACCGTCGAAGTGCCGAAGTGGATTCCGATTGTACCGGTCCAAGACCCAGACTGGGTACCCGTCAACGATGCTCAGGCGGGTGTGTGGAACGCCGTCGATGACGCGCAGAATGTAAACTGGCAGACCGTTAACGACTCGCAGATTATAACTTGGACGGCTGTCAACGACAACCAGACACCCAACTGGCAAACTGTTGATGACTCGCAAAGCGTAACTTGGGCTGCTATAAACGACAACCAGACGCCCAACTGGCAAGCTGTTGACGACTCGCAAAGCGTAACTTGGTCTGTTATAGATGATAGTCAGACGCCAAGCTGGACCACAGTGAACGACTCGCAATCTACCACATGGAGCGCTGTAAACGACGGTAACACTGTGGTATGGACCGAGATACCGACATAGAGGACCGAGATGTCTACGGCCTACAAACTGAGGAACCTGATGTGAGTTTCTGGGATCGCTTTGAGAGCAAGCGCGACGGTATCGAGGATACGGTCGAGTTCACAATCCGCATCGCCGTGATTACGCTGGCCTGCGTTGTGCTGGTCGTCGTAGCCGCACTGGTCATTGGTCTGTTTGCGCCGAACCACATCGTGGACAGCGACAAGGTGTTCGAGATTGTCGGTCCCGCCTTCAACATGGTGATCGGTGCCTTCGTTGGTCTGCTTGGCGGCCTGAGCCTCAACGCCAACGCGCGTGACGCAAAACCCGAAGAGCCGACCCCGGTCGAACCTGCGCCGCTACCCACACCACTAATTGCACCTGAGCCTGACGTCGAAGAAGCAAGCGCCGACGACGATGACGACATGGCTCCTTGGGAACGGTATCGTAACGACCTGCGCTATGACGCCAATGGCGACGGCGTGGTGGACGAGAGTGATTTCCCTGACTGGCGGAGTGCTGGCAAGTGAGCCTCGTAACGCTCCAACAGAAGATCGGCGTTACCGCTGACGGTACGTTTGGCCCCGGTACGCTTAAGGCCGCTGCGGCCTACTATAAGCTGAACAAGAACCGCGCTGCCCACTTCTTCGCCCAGACGGCGCATGAGAGCGGCAACTTCACGGCGTTTAGCGAGAACCTCAACTATGGTGCAAAGGGGCTGCGCGGCATCTTTGGCAAGTATTTTCCGACAGACGCGATGGCACGGGCGTATGAACGCCAGCCGCAGAAGATCGCCAACCGCGTTTACGCCAGCCGCATGGGCAACAGCGTGGAGGCATCCGGCGACGGCTGGAAGTTCCGTGGGCGCGGCGCGCTCCAGTTGACGGGCAAGGCAAACTACCAAGCCTTTGCGGACTACATCGACCGCCCCGACATCATGGACAACCCCAACCTTGTGGCTGGCGAACTCTGCTTTGAGTCGGCGCTGTGGTTCTTCGACAAGAACAAGCTGTGGTCGATCTGCGACCAAGGCATCACCGACGCTGCCATCCTTGCGCTGACCAAGCGCATCAACGGCGGCACCCACGGGTTGGATGATCGCATGGCGAAGACCAAAAAATACGCCGGATGGCCTGCGTGAACGTGAACTGGGGTGACATCCTAAAGGGTGCCGTACCCATCCTAGTGGCCTGCATCGCGTGGCTGCTGGGGCAAGTGAGCGCGTTTGAAACCCGCTTGACCAAGATCGAAGCGGCAATGCCTGTTCTCGTTACACCGGACGGCGTACCTACAGACAGCCCGCTGTCGGCAAGGGCCAGAGCGGAACTGCGTGAACATCTTACCAGTGAGATTAACGAATTGAAGGTGCGCGTCGGCGTCATCGAAAGCAAAGGTAACTGACATGAGCCTGAAGAAAGCGGCGTTGAACGCAGCGAAGAAAGAAGCCGAGAAGGTCATCGCCAAGGAGGCGTTCAAGGGCGTCATCGGCACTACGCTGCCGAACGGCAACAAGCCCGGTCTGTCCAAGACCAAGATGACGCTGGGCGCGCTGGTGTTGGCCATTGCTGGCCTTGTGTTTGAGTACCTGACCTGACCGCAATCGTGCGCGTATGTCTGCGAAAGCGATTACCTGAAGGGGGTCGTCAACTAATGTCTACCATGTTAGATACAGACTACGTGTTTCCGAGGTAACGACATGCCGAGCACTTATAGCAACCTTAAAATCCAGCTGATGTCCACGGGTGAGAACAACACTACGTGGGGTGATGTTACCAACATCAACCTTGGCACCGCGCTTGAAGAAGCAATCGTCGGTTCGGCGGATGTGACCTTTGCCAGTGCTAACGTCACCCTGACCCTTGCGGATAGCAATGTATCTCAGACTGCGCGCAACCTGCGGCTGCGCTGCACCGGTACGACGGGCGGAGCCCGCGACCTCATCGTCCCCGCCATCGAGAAGGTATATATAGTCCGCAACGACTGCGCGGATACGATTACGGTCAAGAACGCCACTGGCACTGGTGTGGCTGTACCGGCGGGTCAGAGCATCTGGGTTTTCAACGACGGCACCAACGTGGTGAACGTCGTCACGTACTTGTCCTCACTTACGCTGGGTACGGCGCTCCCCACCGCCTCTGGCGGCACTGGGTCTACAGCGACAACCTATTGTAACGTCCAGACGAACGTAACGGGCACACTGCCTATCGCTAACGGCGGCACTGGGTCTGCATCGACAACCTATTGTAATGTCCAAACGAACGTAACGGGCACACTACCTATCGCTAACGGTGGGACGAACGCCACGACTGCTGCGGATGCGCGCACCGCACTTGGTGCAACCACACTTGGCGCAAACGTCTTTACCCTCGCTAACCCCAGCGCAATCACGTTCCCCCGTTTCAACGCGGACAACACGGTCTCTGCGTTGGACGCGGCTGATTTCCGAACTGCTATCGGCGCTGGGGCCGGGACAGGGACCGTCACTTCGGTCAGCGGCACTGGCTCGGCCAACGGTCTGTCTCTTTCTGGCACGGTTACCAGCACTGGCAACATCACTCTGAGTGGCAGCGTCACCTCGGTGGCTACAACGGCGACTATCGACGGCGTTATTATTGGCTACCGGAATATTCCCCGCTCCACGACAACCACGACGATTGCGGCTACGGACGTTGGGAAGTGCATCGCTGTCACTGCGGGTATCGCTCTCCCTGCTAACACTACTACTTTTGCGGCAGGGGACTCAGTCTCAATCTACAATAATAGCGATACGGCTATCACGATCACGCAGGGTTCTAGCATCACTCTTTATCTGGCCGGTACGGCTACGACAGGGAATCGCACATTGGCCCAGCGCGGTATCGCTACAATTTGGTTCAATAGTAATACTGATGCAGTCATTTCCGGTGGGGGAGTCAGCTAATGAGTGGTATCCAAATGGCGTTGCTTGGATCGCGTGGAGGTTTCTCTCCTGTCACCAACACGTACACGTCTGGCACTGGTGCTACTGAAACAGTGCCTACTGGCGCTACGCAGGTTGTTATCACGGTAGATGGCGGCGGCGGTGCTGGGGGCTTCGACAACGCCGAGCTAGGGGGCGGTGGCGGTGGTGGCGGTCGCGCTGTCAGGACTATTGCGGTGATTGGTGGCAATACCATGACTTATACGGTCGCCCCCGCTGCCAACGGGCGTGACACTACCGGCACCGGCGCGGCGGGTAGCTCCTCATCCGTATCAGGTACTGTCTCAGGCGGCTCCGTAAGCATGACCGCCAACGGTGGCGGCGGCGGCGCTTCGTTTACTGGTGGTGCGGGTGGCACAGCTACAGGCGGCACCACTAACACTTCAGGCTCCGCAGGTAACGACGGAGGAATTGGCGGCGCAGGGGGTGCTGGCGCAAGTGGCGCGGCAGGTGGTGATTACCTCGGAACAATCTCCGGTACGGCTCCGGGCGGCGGTGGCGGTGGTAGTGGTAGTATCGCAGGAAATGTTACCTCCGGCACGGGTGCGCGCGGCCAAGTTTCGTTTGCTTACACCTAAGAGATAGGTAGCTAATGCCCTTCGTCAAACTCCAGTTTAAGCCGGGTGTGAACCGCGACCAGACCGACTACTCCAACGAGGGCGGCTGGTACGAGTGCGACAAAATTCGGTTTCGCTCCGGGTACCCGGAGAAGATTGGCGGCTGGGTTAAGTCTACGCCTACTACGTTTGACGGCGTGTGCCGCCAGATGTGGAACTGGATCACCACGTTCTCCGACAACCTGCTGGCGATGGGCACGAACGATAAGGTCTATATTGAGAGCGGCGGCTACTTTAACGACATCACACCGTTTACCACTGCGCTAGCAGGGTCGAACACCTTTGCGGTAACCACTGGTGTTAAGCTCGTCACGGTGACCACCACGACTGCGCTCCCTTCGTGGCTTAATACCGGCGAACCGGTGTTTATTGCTGGGTTTGCTTCATCCCTTGGCGGCGTCCCTATTGGTGAGCTGAATGGCGTCCGCACCGTCACTGTGACAGGGGCCAACAGCTTTACGTTCCCGACGACGACTACACCCACAACTGCCTCCGTAAGCGGCTCGGGCTATACGGTGCAGGCCGAAATTGAGCCGGGTAATGCCATCTCGGTTACCGGCCTTGGTTGGGGTGCTGGGACTTGGGGGCGTGCCGCATGGGGGCTTGGGGCTACCGATGGAGGGGTTAAGCTCCCGCAGCGCGACTGGTGGTTTGACAACTTCGATAACGACCTCGCGATGAATATCCGCAACGGTCCGGGTTACTGGTGGGTGCGGGGGGTGAACGATGACCCTGTTAATTCTCTGGCTACGCACGCGATAACGCTTCAAGCTTTGGCAACCTCTGAAGGTAAGGACCCCAACGCTGTCCCGGCGCAAATTATGCAGTTGCTGGTGTCGCAGCAGGACAGACATCTTATCGCCTTTGGCGCGGTGCCGTTCGGCTCCACCAACGTAGCAGACTTTGACCCCATGCTTATCCGCTGGGCTTCGCAGGATAGCCCCGGTGACTGGACCCCGTCTGAGTTTAGCTCGGCTGGTGACCTCCGCGTTTCCCGTGGTTCGCGGATCGTTCGTGCGCTTCCAACCCGGCAGGAAGTCTTGGTTTGGACCGACACACACCTCTACACGCTCCAGTATCTCGGCACGACGGATGTCTTCGGGCTTCAGGAGTACGCCGACAATATCTCGGTGGCCTCCCCTCGTGCCATGGCTTCGGCAGCTAACGTCACCTACTGGATGGGGCAAGACAAGTTCTACATCTACACAGGCCGCATCGAGACGCTACCCTGCACCCTGCGTAACCATGTGTTTAAGAACCTCAACTCCAATCAATCCGATCAGATCGTTTGCGGCACCAACGAGCAGTGGAACGAAGTCTGGTGGTTCTACCCAACGGCGGACAGCAGCTACAATAACGCCTATGTCGTTTTCAACCACCTCGAACAAATTTGGTATTACGGTTCGATTGATCGTACAGCATGGCTTGATACCCCACTGCGTAATTCCCCGCAGGGTGCGAACACTCCTGTATCAAACACAACAGGGGAAGTAACCGGTGGCGGCTATCTCTACGCCCATGAGAGCGGCACAAACGACGACGCGTTGCCCATGGATAGCTACATCCAGTCGTCACCTTTTGACATCGGTGACGGGGACAACTTCATGCTCATCCGCCGCATCCTTCCCGACGTTAACTTCGATGGGTCTACAGCGGCTACGCCGGAAGTAACGCTGACCGTAATCCCACGTAACTTCCCCGGTGGCTCGATCCAATCCGACGCTGCTGATACCCAGCGCGTGATCCAGACTACGGCTAACCAGTATACCGATCAGGTCTTCATGCGCGCCCGTGCGCGCCAGATGGCGTTTAAGATCAGGTCCCAGAACCTCGGGGTCCAGTGGCAGCTTGGTACGCCGCGCCTTGATGCTCGGCAGGATGGTTCCCGCTAATGGCAATGGACAAGTTCCGGTTTCCACCACTGCCTAACCCACCCCCAAGGTGGGACGCACAGTACATGCGGCAGGTCTTGCGCGTGATGGAGAACTACTTCTCCCAGCTTGACTCACGTACTCCCAACAACGCTGAGAAGTACACGGCCACTACATTCAATGGTATAGCTGCCACGAAGAACGTGACCACGACAGAGAAGAACGCTCTGACCCCCGACGTTGGCTGGGTTGTTTTCGATACTGACCTCGGAAAGCTTTGTGTATATAATGGGTCTGCTTGGCAGACTGTGACTTCGACGTAGGGAATAACCATGAACCAGCAGATGGCGCAGCATATCCAGTCGCAGGGTCGTAACGGCGACTCTGTGCTTGTGCATATGACCCCCGGTGAGGTTAGTGGTCTTCAACAGCTTGCTATGGCGCATGGCGGCTCTCTTACGATCAACCCTGAGACTGGCCTTCCCGAAGCTAGCTTCCTGAAGAAGCTGCTCCCGATGATTGCGGGTATTGGTCTCAACTTTATCCTGCCGGGTTCTGGTGCGCTTGTTGGTGCTTTGGGCGGCAAAGCCGCCGCTGCGGGTATCCTAACTGGTCTGGGTGCAACTGCCGTCACGGGCGACCTCAAGAAAGGTCTGATGGCTGGCCTCGGCGCATACGGCGGCGCTTCGCTTGCTGGTGGTATCCAAGGTGCCGTTAGCGGCGCGACTGCACCAATTGCCGCTAAAGCTGCAGGTACTGAAGCTGCAAAAGCCGCCGCACAAGAAGGGGTGCAGACTGCCGCGCAGGGGATCGCGGAGCAGGGCGCTCAAGCTGCCGCTAAAAAGGGTCTGGCGGGTTTCGCACAGGGCTTTGCTAATACAGCTAAGGGCGTACCCCTTACTGGGGGTCCTGCGGCTACTGGGCTATTCGCTAAGGCTGCTGTCCCCCTTGCTGCGTCCGGTGTGCTCGGCAGTCTCTCAGGGTCTGGAGGGGTGGTAGCGCCTGATGGTCGGATTGATAACTCGTACCAAGGGCCGCACTTTGCGCAGGATCGGCAGCAGATTTTTGATCCTAACGGTCCGGTGACAAGCAGGCAGCGTAGGTTCTTCAACGTGGACATGCCTGAAATCCGCAACGCTATGGGTCAGGTTACGCAGCCGGGATCACACACTATCCGAGGTACCCAGATCATGCAGCCGGTGCTGAACCCGAACGCTAGGAAGGGTCAGCCGATGTACAACTTCGTACCGACTACGTATCAGGGCGGCATCGACCCCACTCCGACTAGCTACACTGGCTATGCCCGTGGTGGGGAAATCGAACTGGCTGATGGAGCCTTTGTCGTTGATGCGCGCACAGTCTCGGAAATCGGGAACGGCAGCAGTAGTGCTGGTATAGAAGCCCTTCGTCGCCTTGGGGGTCGCCCTGTTCGCGGCGGCGGTGATGGCGTTAGCGATAGCGTACGTGCTCGTATTGGTAAGCGTCAGCCTGCTCGTGTTGCTCGGGATGAAGTGATTATACCCGCAGATGCCGTCCGTCGTCTTGGTAAGGGCAATGCTCAACGTGGTGCAGACAAGCTCTACGCTCTTATGAATAAGGCACATAAGGCGCGTAAGAAAGCAAAACGTGGTCAGGACACCAAGCTGCGCCGTGGGCTGGCGTGATTTATAAGTGACGCGTTATCGCGCATACGGTAGGGGTTTGTAATGGCTAAGACGCAAGTCCAAAATATAACGCAGACCACATCGAACATCGGTGCGGCGCAGCTGCCGTACTATAATACCGCGATGCAGACTGCGCAGGGGTTGCTCACTGCTCAGACGCCCATCTACGACCGTGACCGTATTGCAGGGTTTACCGACCAGCAAAAGAAACTTCAGGGTGAAGTAGCTGGGATGCAGACGCCGGGTCAGTTTGGCTCGGCTACTAACTTGGCAAATCAGGCGGGACTCGGGGCGCTTGGAGCTGGCAACTATACGCCGGGGCAGTTTAATGCGGATCAGGTTAACGCCCCTAACCTCAACTACTTCCAGATGGGTGAAGCTCAGCAGTTTGGTAACGACCAAGCTCAGCAGTACATGTCGCCGTACTTCCAGAATGTGCTGGATGTCCAAAAGCGCGTGGCTCAGGAAGACGCTCAGCGCAGTCAGTTGATGCAGAACTTGGGTGCGGCTCGTCAGGGTACATACGGTGGTAGCCGTCAGCTACTTGCTGGTCTTACCCGTGAGCGCGACCTTAGCCAGCAGATGGGCGACATTCAGGCCAAGGGCCTCCAGTCTGCCTACGAAAATGCGCAGCAACAGTTTGAACGTGACCGTCTTGCGGGCTTCAACGTCAACAACGCTAACCTCAACGCAGCGTTGGGTGTGCAAACCTTGGGGGCTAACACAGGTCTTCAGGCAGCGCTTGCTAACCAGCAGTACGGCTTTGAGGCGCAGAAAGCTGCAGAGCAGTCGCGTCAGTTCGGTGCTGACGTTGGGCTTAGGGGCTATGAGACTGCGGGTAACATGGCCCAGACCCTTACCAATATTGGTTCGGCCCAGCAGCAGGCGGATGCACAGCGTCTGGCAATGCAGCAATCGACGGCGGCGCAGGAGCAGGCGCTCCAGCAGCAGATGATGGACCTCGACTACGGGGACTTCATGGAAGCGAAAAACGACCCGTATAAGCGTATTCAGCAATACATGAACATCCTGAGTGGTGTGCCGCAGGCTATGAACACTACGGCAACGACGACCGCACCGGCACCGGGGCTGGCACAACAGATCATGGGTACGGGGCTTGCGGCGGCTGGCGCGTATAAGACTTTCACGGGGTCGTAACGATGGAAACTAAACCGTTCAGCATCCAGTCTCCTGAAGCGATTGCCAAGGAGTACGGTGGCAACAAGCAGAAGATTGCTCAGGCCATGCAGATGGGGATCGTTGACCCCACTGCGGGTACGCTGGCCGGTATGTTCATCGACCGGATGCGCTCCGCAGCGCAGCAGGAACAGGCACCGCAGCAGACTGTTGCTCAGCAGATTATGGCCCCGCAGCCCACACCTGCTCCTCCTGCTCCCCCTATGGGCGCTCCCCCCGCTGGTCTTGGTGCTACGCCAGAAGCAGCACAGATGATGGCTCCCCCGATGGAGCAGGCTATGGGTATGGCCGAAGGCGGCATGGTGCCGCCCTACATGGCTGGCGGTGGTCTAACCGACCTGCCAGTGCCTGATGATATGTTCGACGAACCCCACGACGGCAGCTATGCTGGCGGCGGGATCGTTGCGTTTGCTGCGGGTACGCCGCGTGGAGTGAAGGCTGCCAAAGCAAAGACACCCGAAGAGTTGGCGGTTGAAGCCAAAGCCAAATCACCTAAGAGCCTCTACGGCAACTATGAAAATCCCGAAGCGCAGCGGGAGTATATCGAGTCTATATACAAGCCGGAGCGTGAAGCCAGTACCTCTCTTATAGACAGGCTTAAGGGTGCCGGTAGCCCTGAGGAAATGAAGCGCCGCGAGAACGAGGACATCGGTTCTTTCCTTATGAACTTCGGTGGCAATTTGGCGAGCAAGGCAGGACCTTTTCTATCAGCAGCGGGTGAGTCTCTTGTGGCCACCACTCCCCTCCTGCGCGAAAGCGCTAAAGAGCGTCGGGCTGACCAGATGGACGCGCTTAAAACCATGGCTGCTCAGGAAGGGCTTAACAATAAGGAAGCCCTCGACCTGTACAAGCTGGTGCAGGAGGGCACTAACAAGTACGGCGAGTTTGATGTTGCGCGCCTTACCCGTGAGCAGCAAGAACGACTCGCGCTCCTTCAAGAGAAGGGTGCAAACTTTAGGGCACGTATGCAGGCTGCTACCAGCATGTATAATGCTGATAAGGGTTACCAAGGGCAGGTGGACGCCGCTGCTCTTAATCTCGGTAAGCAAGGCATTGAGATTAGGAAACTTGCTATCAAATCAGTGGACGATAAGATCGGTCCGGGCGGCGATCTTCAGCCACAGTATCTTGATGCACTAGAAAAGGGTACAGGCGCTGCTTACCGATCAAGGTTGATTACAGAAGCTGTAGCTGAGATTTCAGATGGCCTTGGTGTAGGCGGCGGTGGCGACGCAGGTGTTATACGCTACGGCGCGGACGGTAAGAGGATTTAACATGCCAATCCGTGCCCAATCGGCTGACGGTAAAATCCACGAGTTCCCAGACGGCACATCACCAAGCGTAATTGACAGGGTTATGTTTGACTACGCCAAGTCAATTCCTGCTGCTCGCCCTGCACCTACACCTACACCTACACTTACACCTGCTGCTGTGAAGCCGGGGGCAGAAGCGCCGAATGCGCTTGAGAAGATGGGGTCGCTTGGTTCGCTTGCCGCGTCGGCTGCGGATGTCCCCCTCTCTGCTATTGCTGGGTTGGCTGGGAGCAGTAAGACTTTCACCGACTTGTTTGGTGCTGACAACGTAGCGTCTAAGGCGCTCGACGATGTTTCTCGTTTGGCTTCGGAGTGGAAATCCTCTGGGGCGCGTCAGGACGCCAAAGACGCCGCACGAGTGCAGAAGGAAGCCGAAGGCAAGGGTATCTGGGAAGAAGTTAAGGCCGCAGCCAAGGCGTTCACCTATTCTCCGCTGGAAACTACGGCCAGCGTTCTAGGCTCCTCGGTCCCCTACGCTGCGACAGCTTTGGGCGCTGCTGCTCTTGCTCCTGCATCGGGAGGCGCAAGCCTCGCCGCATTGTACGGTACGGTAGGCGCTGCTGCGTCTGGTGCCGCTTCCGGCGCGGGTATGATTAAGGGCGACATCTACGACGCTCTGTACTCTGCGGCGCGAGAAAAAGGTGTCCCTGAAGAGCGAGCAAGGGCTGCTGCAGAGAAGGCGCAGGAGTACGTTGGTCCTAACACCGACCAGATCGCACTGGGTAGTTTGCTTGGCGCTGCTGCGGCAGCAACCGGTCTTTCGCGTCAGGCTCTGAGTGTAGTTGTCCGCAATGCTGAACGAAAACTCCTGAAGACCGTTACCGAGAGAACGGGCCGGAAGAGTATTGTTCGAGGTGTCGCACAGGGTGCTCTGGAAGAAGCTATCCCTGAAGCCACACAGGCGGGGCAGGAGCGCTACGCACAGAATGTTGCCCTTAAGCGGGCTGGGTATGATGTAGACCCGTTGGCTGGCGTTGCTGGTCAAGCAGCATTTGAAGGTCTCGCTTCGCTTATTCCCGGTGGGTTTGGCGGTGGTAAAGCCGCTGCCACGGAAAATCTAAGCGGGGTACCGCTTCCTCAGAGTAAAGAGCAGATCAAAGCTGAGCGCGAACTGGCGCGGCAGGCGAAAGCTGCGGGCATCGACCTCGATGAAGAGTCGATTGGCGCTACTTATAATGCGCTTGTGACTAAGCTCGTAGCTGAAGGCATGCCTGAGAGTGAGGCACTGATTAAAGCTAGCTCTCTCCTGCCCAGTATTATTGGTGTTCCCGCTAGTGACCTTGGGGAAGTCCCTACCGCAGGTGCAGCAAAGCCTGCGCCTACGGTCCGTGTGGCTGACGTCACCCCCTCACCTTCCAAAGCCGAGCCTACACGGGCACCGTTGCAGGAAGTTACTCCTGACAAGCTGGCGGAGACGCTGCCCACCATCGACGCCGCCTTTACAGAAAACGCAGAGGATTTTGCGGCTGAATATGATGGCGTCACCGAGCTTACGCCCGAAGTCCGCAACGCTGCTGCGGAGCTTGTCGTCTCGTCAGGTATCGACCCGATTGATGCTATTGGTAGTGTGCTTGAGAGCGCTCAACGCGCTGCGGCTAAACCTATCACTGCGCCTGTAACTCCCTCGGTAGACGAAGCTGCGGTAGCCCCCGTTGCCGACGCTATTAAGCAGGCTGCTGCCCCTACGGATACTGCTACCCCCTCACTGGCTGAGACGGCAGCGCGCGATACGGGTATTACTGAAGCCCCCGTGGAGACGCTCGAAGAAGCGATAGCCGATGTCACCCCTGCGCCCGTTGAGGAAGCTGCACCGGTAGTCGAAGAAGCCACGCCTGCGCCTGTTGAACAAGCGGTGGCTGAGCCTACGCCCGTTGCACCTGAAGCTGCGCCGGAAGCCCCTCCACAGAAAACCATCATCGTCGTGCATGGTGGCTCTAACTTTGAGGGTATTGACCCTAAGTATTTTGGTACCGGAGAGCCGGGTAACATCCGCCCTCTGGGGAACGGTCTGTACGGCTATGTTATTGACAGCACCAACACAGACGAGATTGCAAAGGCGGTTGAGTTTGCTCGCCGCTACGCAGAGAAGTATGGCCGGGGTAATAAAGCCGTCCATGCCTTTCAGCTTGATGTTGAAGGCGCACGCACCGGGTTTAACGGTCAAGTTATTGAGTCCCTACAGGGTGCGGTCGGCCCTGAACTCCAACGGTATTATGAGACTGCGGATGCGCGGGATGCTCTACCTGTGGGTTCTCCTGAACGTAAAGCGGCTCAGGCCGAGTTTGAGAAAGCCTACGAGGCCCTCAAAAAAATCCCCGAAGCTATGCGTTTCGAACGCCTACCCGTTGGCCTCACTGAAGTCGGTGTAACCGATACTGGGCGTCTGAAACGCATCGGGAAAATCGGTATTGAGCAGTCGGACGCTGAACTCGTAAAGATCATTCAGGACGCACTTGGGGTCTCTGAAACCCAACAGGAAGCGGTAGCCGAAGAAGAGCTTGCTGCTGAAGAAGCAGTGGTAGAAGAAGCGGCGGCTGAGCCTGAGGTGGACCCGTACGATACGGCGCTGTACGCTATCGAGGAAGCTTTTTGGGCTACAGACGAAGATGGTAACCCACAACCTGAGATCGACAAAAAAGCGTATGACCTACTTATCTTGAACGTAGAGAATAAGCTTAACACCCCCGAAAAAATTCTTGCTGGGCTTCAGAAGGCTAAGGCTAGTTTTGGCGAGCAGCTATTTAACCAACGCTACCGCCCCGGCACTAAAACTACGGGTATCCCACTTGCAGACGCACAAGCTGCTGTAAGCGGGGTGGCTAAGGGTATCGGGGCTACCCCCAATGTGGTGCAGTCGTTTGACGACCTACCCCCGGAAGCCCAACAGCAAGCGCGGGCAGACGGCGCAACAGACGCGGCAGGTATCGTCACTGCTGACGGTCAAGTGCATCTTATCGCTGACAAACTCGCAGATGCTGCTGATGCGGTGGCTACTCTGTACCATGAGGTCTTGGGACATCTGGGTTTGGCGAAGTTGTTCCGTAGCAGGCTCGATACCCGCCTTAAGGAGATGTACCGGGGTAACAAGAAGCTGCGTGATGACGTCGATGCGTTCATCGCGGAAAACCCTGACGCATACCCCAACGACCCTGACCCACTTGCTCGTGCAGTAGAGGAAATCCTCGCGCAGCGGTCTGAGGGTGGTAAGATCGAAGCTAGCCTGCTGGCTAAGATCGCCGGGGTCATCAAGGACATCGGTCGCCGCATCGGCATTAAGTCAGACTTCAGTGATGCTGAGATTGGGTCGATCCTCTCGCGTGCTCACGATATGGCTATTAACGGTACGCAGGAAGGTAAAACCGGCCAACGCTACGCCCGCAAAAAGAAGACCGGTCCGGGTAAGGAAGTGCAGCGGGCAGAGCAGATGCTTGCCCGTTCGCGTAACCCCGGCAACCTCAACCAAGCTACTTCGACCATCATGAAGGTGAAGCGGAGCGGTCGCCGCCTGCAGAACCTGATGAACATCATTCCGGGCGTCATCACGACCAAGCGCGGTCGGTTTATGCTGCAGTTTCTTACCCCTGCGGATGTAGGTAGGTTGGCGAAGCGCCAGTCAAACGCTCTTGGGATGCGTCTCGATAAGGTAGCGCTGGCTATGTCGGAGATGCGTAAAGCCCGCACTACGATGCAGGCTACGCTGCAGCAGCAGACGTATCGTTGGAACAAGTTCAATGTGCGTTTCAAGGCGGGCGGTCGTATATTGTCAGACCTGATTAACCTCGGTACCCTGTACAATATCGACTGGCGTCGTGCGGACAATGTTCGCGACTTCATTGCGCAGGACGACAAGATCAGAGAGATCATCGCGGACCCCAAGCTAGGGCAGCGCGCTAAGGATAACCGCATCAAAGCCCGCACTGAGTTGGCCGAAATGGTCTACGCGCGTCGGGACGCTCTTATGCGTCCCGAAAACGGTAAGGGTGAAGGTCTCAAAATCTTCGACATGGCTGCTAAAGCCTACCGGGGAACCTTCGACCGCCAGCTTGCGGGTGTGTTGGCGCGTATCAACAACTCCTCTTTGTCTCCTACCCGCAAGGCTGCTGCTACTAAGCAGGTGAAGGCCATGTTTGCAGAGGCAGAAAAGATCGGTCTCTACTTCCCGCTTGGGCGTGAGGGCGACTACTGGATGCGCGTCGGTCAGGGTAAGAACCGCGAGTACCAGCAGTTTGTGAGTCAGATTGATCGCGACCTCGCCCTGCGTGAGCGCTACGACGAGATGGTCGAGAACGGCGAGAAGCGCCCATACGACGAGATTATCCGCTCCGGTGAACTCCGCTTCGGTGACAATGCAAATACGCTGCAGGATGATGTCGTAGAAAACGACCCTACCCGTATGCTACAGGGTATGCTCAACGAACTGGATGCCGGTAACATCACAGACCTCAAGGCTGTCAAAGAACAGCTTACCCAGATGTACCTGCAAACGATGCCAAAGGCGGCACAGGCTGCTGCTATGCAGCGGCGCGAGGGCATTTCGGGTTTCACAGCCAACACTCTGCGCACTTTTGCTACCACTCAGAGCGCAGCGGCTAATCGCCTTGCTCGTCTGGAGCACGGGGATACCATTCGTAACAATCTGGCTGCAGCCTACGCTCTTATCCAGAATGATCCCGAGCAGGATCAGTTGAAGCCCTATGTAGATCAGTTCGCTGAGTTTGCCGGTCGCCAGCTAGCGCCCGCTCAAGGTGATCCTTGGATGGAGTCTATCGCTAACTTCGCGAACCGAGCTACGTTCCTGTACATGATGACCAGCCTCAAGACGGCTATCATCCAACCCCTGCAGCTTTCGACCACGGGTATGTCGGCACTTGTCCGTGAGTACGGGGCAAATGCTCCCGCGCTAGCCTTCCGTAACATGACCCGCTTCTATAAGCTGCTGGGTACGTCGAAGCTCGATGAGGATGGTAACGTCATCACCAAGTGGGGCCAGCCGTCTATGAACGACGGTGGCTACATCAACGACGAGCCTGATCCTGAAATGCAGGGTTTCCTCAAGTTTCTGTGGAACGGCGGTAACGACCGGGGAGCGTTTGCTACCAACTTTACCGGCGATATCTCTGGTGACCGGCAGGGGGATTTCGGCGTCTACGATAACGTGGTGCTTGAAGCGACCCGCAAGACCCTTGGCTTCGTGCACAACTTCATGACGGGTGCGGGCTTCCATACTGAGCGCATTTCGCGTGAAGTGATGTTCATGTCAGCCGGTGTGCTTGAGTATAAGAAGCTGCGTAAAGCTGGTGTCAGCCCAGCGGATGCTGCCAAGCGCGCAGAGCAGAAGGCTGCGGACCTTACTCTCGAAACCCTGTTCGACTACAATGTGGACGCAAAGCCGATGGTGGCTCGTGGTCCGGTGGGGCGTGTCGTTTTCCAGTTCGCCACCTTCACGATGAACATGTCTTCGATGCTCATCAGGAACTTCTACAACGCTGTGAGCCTTAAGTCGTCGCTGCGGGAGCGCCGTGACGCTTCGATCCTATTCTTCGGCACGATGGCTACCACCTTCATGTGGGCAGGTGCCACTGGTCTGCCGTTGTACACCATGTTCATGGGATTGGCTGATGTCGCCCGTGAACTGTTCCGCCCACTGCTCGAAGATGATGACGAAGACCCGCGTATGTATGACGCTGAGTCTGGTAACCCATTGGCTTACGCTAGCATGGACCTCTGGTTCCGTCAGTGGTTCCTACCGAATATGCTGGGCGGCGGGGAGTCTCAGCGCGCTGTGGAGATGGGGCCAATCTCAGCGGCTACCGACATCAACTTTAGTGCGCCCTTGTCGCTTAACGACATGTTCTTCCGCGACGAGCAGCCTGCGGATAACGTAGCCGATGCTGTCGAGAACCTGCTCATGCGTACCGGTATGGGTGCTGCTGGCGGTGCGGTTAAGCAGGTCACGCAGGGTATCGACTTCATGCTTGCAGGTGACGGCCAACGTGCGGCTGAAAAGCTGATGCCGTACAACTTCCTACGCCAACCTCTTATCGCCCGTCGACTTCAGGAGGAGGGTTACATTACTCCTAAGGGCGTAGAGCTTAAACCCGCAGAGTTTTACACTGCGGGTAAAGTAATCGCACAGGGGGCTGGTTTCGGGTCCACCGAGGTCGCAGAGGCGCAGAAGCGCAACATCCTGTTCTCCCGTGCTACCGATAAGGTTGATACCGTTAGGGGCAAGGTCATGCGCGCCTACGGGGATGCATACCTCAAATACCTGACGAAGCCGACTGCCGAGAACCGTACTACTCTCGAAAAAGCTGACGAGCAGTACAACGAGTACAACATGGAGTACGGTCTCATCAATCCGATCACCGTTGAGCAGATGCAGCAGTCGGTCCAGTCTCGTGCCGAGGACCGCGAAGCGGCCAGACAGCTTGGCGGTATCCAGACGGATAAGAAGAACCGTGTGCTGGCTCAGGACATGCTGCAGCAGGGCCAATAAAAAGCCCCCCAGTTGGTGCAAACTGGGGGGCTAGTGGTACGCGGAGCACCGTGGAAGGAGCAAACTTCCTGAGACAGTGTGATACTCACTGACGCCAGATACGTAAACCCCTAATTCCGTCGTGGATCACGACTTTCATCAAGATTTTTATCCGTAGGCGTCCGCAGACGTCCGCTACGCTCCGCTTCGCTGCCTCAGTGTCGAGGCAGGGGAAGAACATCGACCTGCCTCTTTTGAAGGCCCGCCAGTCGATGTCGTAATCAATCCCCTGTACTCTCACTGGTCTGCTCCGCACTGTCGATGCCCACGAGGTCGCCAATGTTGAGGAAGCCGCTCACAGACGTATCGAATACCAGTGAGTAGACGCCCGGTGTGATGACCTTCATGCCCTTCGACAGCCGCTTCACCTCAGGCTTGAGGAAGATACCCTGCTTCTTAAGCTGGTTCAGGGTCTCTTTGTAGTTGATCTGTGTGTCAACGCAGTCGTTCTTGAAGTGCTTCGCAGCGATGTACATGCGGTGGGTATCTGGCTCGTAGCGCACCAGCAACTCGCCCTTAGGCTCCAACTGCGGCAGCATCGGCATCTGGGTGCGCCGGTCCACGTTGTCGTTCACAACGAGGATGTTCTGCATGTGGCGGTTCAGGTAATCCCCAATGATGGTCGCAAGGTCGGTAGCTGGTGGCTGCACATCTTCACGCAGGACCAACAGCATCTGGGTAGCCCACTTGTAGATACGCCGCATATCCCAGTCGATCAGGCCAAGCTCCTTGGCGATCAGGCCACCAGTGATGTTCGCTGCGATGACAGCAGACCAGAACCGTTCACGCTGCGTCAGCTTGAGTTCGCGGTCCAGCTTGGCTTGGATGTGCTTGAACGTCTCGATCACTTCCTGCTTCTTCTTGAGCAGGTAGGAAGCGTAGATTACCCCTGCGTGACCGTAGTTGCCGAACAACTGGTGGTCGAACATCTGCTTCGCATAGTCCACCTCAAGGACGTCGGAGTAGTCGATCTTATACTCCAGCATACGCATCATCTCACCATCCGGCGTAGCCTTTGCCTTAATGAGCTTCTCGTAGAAGGATGCGTTCGAGGAGCAGAGGCTGATCGTCTGCCACCGTGTGTTGTTCACCCGCAGCTTGTTGCCGCTGGCTTCCATGCGCTCCTTACCCTTACCGTTAGCCATTGCGTAGGCGAAGTCGGAGAAGGCCAGTGGGGCCATGTTGGTAACTTCATCCACCGTGTAGGGCAGGTGGTTGTACACGCCGAGACGCATGATGCTGGCGTTCACTGTGTCCTGTGGGGTCGTGCAGAGGTGCTTGGGGTGGCCCCAGACGCTGTTGCACATGTGCAGAATGGTGGTCTTACCCGTGCCTGAGTGTGGGTGGATGACGTTGATGATGGCACCGCTCTGACCTGAGAAGCGCAGTAGAGGGGCACCGAAGGCAGTAAGCGCAGCAAACGCATTACCCTCAAGCCCTTCACGCCCGTAGATGTTGAACACTTCCTTCCACTTTTCGAGGGTCCCCACGGCACCCATGTGCGTGGCAATCTGTTCAGTGGTTGACGAAGGGGGGCTGTAGAACACGCCCTCCACGGTGACTTCCTTGTCACCTACGATGAACTTGCTGTCGTTGTCGGCCCAGCCGAATTGGAGTCTCATGAGTTCCGCCTTTGGTCCATATTGAAAGGTGCTGATTGTCGAGATTAGATAATCACAGATAAGGTCGAAGCGCTTCGGGCCAACCATCACGCCTTCGCCTGACAGGATTTTGCGCAGCTCCGCCTTGTCCGTGACCTTGCTGTTAGGGATGATGAACTCCTTCACACCGTCGCTGGGTGTGTGCAGCCGGATCACCACAACATCGCGCTGCACAGGGTCGTGCATCCGCTTCAACACGTAGAGGTCGTGCTGGTAGACAAAGACCGGGTCGCCTTCGTCCTTGAAGGGTTCCCGCCAGATGCCGCCTTCCTTGCCGCGATAGAACGGCTTCGGGTACTCTGGGATGGTAATCACCTCCATTTCGCCTGTGCGTTCGTTAAGCAACTCCATCGTGCGATCTGCAACGGTGGCTCGGGGAACTGTCATCCCAAGGGTAATGGGGTTCTTGATCTTCCCGAGGTGAGGGCACCCGGCGCAGCCACCGGGGTTGTTCCGTTCAAAGGTAACACAGTTATGTGGCTGCTCGATGTGAGCGATCTTCTGTACCGTCTTAGCGGGGTCGTAGTCAGGATGCTGGTTCGACAGTAGGTGGATGGACTTGTCTGCGTCGTCGCAAAACTTCGCTACGGACAGAGCGTCGAACCACCGAGGCTCAGGTATAGTCGTCTGGTTCTGGTAGCAGTCCAGAAGCTGTTGACACCCGTCCCCCTTGGCACTGCGCGTCATGATACGCTTGAAGCTCTTGCCGATGCTATCCTGCAGCGATTTGCCCAGAGCAGTGAGCGGGCGCTTCGCTGGAAGTGGCTCGGTTGTGAGTTGCTTGACGCCTAGCAAGGTCACGAAGACCTCAAAGGGGGTCGGCTTACCTTCGTGTACTACAGATACTGCGCTAGCCGGATTGTCTTTGAAGTTTAGGGTCCCCGGTATACGGAGCACCCGCGACACCTCGAAGACCGATGGATCGACGTAGAGATCGTGGGTTACACAGAGTTCGCGCAGCCGCGCAGCGACAGGCTCCCACTGCTCCCGAGTCACTTCTTCAACCAACGGCCAGTATACGTGCAGCCCGCGCCCTGAGTTAACGAGGATGGGCTTGGGTAGGCCGATGGTCTGACAAAACTTCTGTAGGGCGGCTAAGCCCGAAGCTTGGTCGATATAGCCATCCGGCCTGTTGGTTTTCGGGTTTACTACTGCCTTGGTAGGTCCGCAGTCGATGTCCAGCCAGAAAGACTTAATGGCTTTGACGTTGCTCTTCTTCCGGCCTGATCCGTCAGTGTACTTCGCTACACCGAAGAAAACATTCCGCTCCTGTTGCACCATCAAAGCGGCAATTTCGTCTACTTCCTCGCGGGTCTCCACGAGATACTGTCTGATGTTATCGACGCCCTTGATACCAAGCACGGCAAACCATCCTGAGGATGGCTGTACAGCGTTCAAGAGGTCAAAATGTGTCATGTGTACCAGTCAGCGAAAGCCACCCTCCGCATATGATTTAATACCGGCAGGCGTATGCCCTATTCGAACTGCGCGATGTAGGACTCGACCAAGGAGACCAGTGCTGGCTGCGGGTTAGTTGTCCCCACGAACCAATTGTACACCGTCTGGCGAGTAACCCCCATCCGCTGCGCTACCACCGTAACCGGGACGTTGTGCTTAACGCACACCCGCCCGAGGCGGACACCCAGCAATCTGCTGGGTGCCCTCCGGTTAAGATCACGCAAGCGCAGGCTGTAGCCTTGCGACATACTTAGTCCTCGTCGTCACCCCAAGCGTTCACGATGGACGCAAGGTCACCGCTCACCGCAGGGGCTTCTTCGGTGGCAGGCTTTGCGCTGCGCTTCACAGGCTCGACCACAGGCTCAAACACTGCATCTTCCGCATCATCCGGCTCGTCGGAACGAGTGACAACAGGAGCGGGCTTAGGTGCTTCCTGCTTAGGTGCAGGCTTCGCACCGTCAGTGGCAGCAACGGTAAGCTGCACGTACTTCTTGGTTTCGGGGTCGGCCTGTGCCGCCACAACCAGTGCATACTCTTCGTCGGTGATGCCGCGCATCGGGGTGAACAGCAGTTCCATGCTGGCAGCGTTCAGGTCGTAGCTGATGTTGGTAACAACCGTGTCAGGGCTTTCGCCGTTACCCAGAAGGTACTTCACGTAGCTTTCGAACGGATGCACGTTGCCGTTGCCCTTACCAAAGAGCGACTTGGCGGGCACGTTGAACTGGTAGACTTCACCGGTCGGGTCACCCGCGATCAGGATAGCGATACGGCGCTGGAAGCGGCAAGCGCGACCACCGTTATCACCGGAACCCTTCACGTTCTTCGGGCAATCAGCGCAGTTGGAGTGCTGCTTGTTAGTGGCAGCAGCTTCAGGCTTATCACCGAGGTTCGACCAGCAGTCAGGCAGCGAAGCCTTGGCATTGGGGTCGTACTTACCAGCGTAGTACGTGCGGCTGACCTTGGGCAGCGCGTCAACGATGATGGCATTGAACTCGCCACGGATGGCGTTGCCGATCTGCTCACCGTTAATCATGCGCTTGAAGGTGCCGTTGGTGTTGGTGGCGATGCGGCGCATGTTGTTGGTGGCAGCGAGTGTCTTGGCGAGGCCGGTAAGCTCCCGCTTCGATGCAGTCGAGACTGCACCTGCCTGCTTGAAGATGGTGAGATTGCTCATGTTTTCCTCTTACTTGTTAGTCGGTTTGCGAACTTGGATAACGTACTTGCGGTCGCACTGCAGGCCAGCCGGAAAGGCTTCGGGGTTCTCTTGCAGGAACTGCTTCATGTTGCCGTTGTGGATGCGCTGCTCCAAGAGTTGCGGCACATCATTTTCCTTGATGAAGCGGTACATCGTTTCCCAGTCGCTAGTCCAGTAGCGGGCATTGATACGTCGGCTAATCGTACCACTGGGGGTCTTGATGCTGTCGGCGTTCTGCTCGTTGCAGATGTCCAGCAGCTTGTTACCCACGATGTCGAGTTGGCTTTTGAGGGCAGTTATCGCTTCCTTGTGCTGCTCCTCTTTCTCGTCGATGGCGTCCCGGATTTTCCGGTAGACTGCCACCATGTCACTGACAGGTAGTTCGGTCTCGGTCATAGTTGCTCCTTCGCCCTGAGGCCCCACTAGAATATCCTAACATTATACAGTGTCAAGATATATCCGTAGTGATTTGCCGATAGAGGTCGATAATTTTCTCGTGGTTGGTGATGTTGTGCTGCAGCATGTGGTAGAGCTTAGCCTCTACGTCACTACCCCGAATGTGGACGACGGTCATGTTGTTCTTCTGCCCCGGACGGTTGATGCGGGCATTGGCTTGCAGGTAGGTCTCCACGCTCGTCACAGGTGCGTACCAGATAACAGTGTTAGCTGCCGTCAGCGTCAGCCCGTGCGATGCAGCCTGTGGCTGGATGATAAGCACATGCGGGTCCTTGCGGGTCTGGAACTCCTGCACGATCTCACTGCGCCGGTTCACCGGCACCTTGCCGTTAATCACGTCGCAAGAGATGCCTTCCTTCTCTAGCCTCTCACGCAATAGCTGGATGGTATGTGTGAAGGGCACGAAGACCAGCACCTTGTGGCTACTCTCCTCGATCACTTCCAGCACAGCCGTCAGGCGGTTGCTGACATCGAACTCGATCACCTCGCCAGTGTCCGAATAGACCGCACCACCGCTGATCTGGAGCAGCTTGTTGATCTTGGTAGCCGCGTTGACCGCGCTGACCTCCTCACCCGCTGCCTCGAACAGCATCTCATCCTTAAGCATCTTGTAGTAGGACATCTGCATCTTGGTGAGCGGGGCTTCGCGCTCCATGTAGGTGACATCAGGCAGGTCGAGGCAGTCCTTCTTCTCGAACCGGATGGCAGGCTGCAGCACCCTATGCACGATGCTCTCTGCCTGAGGCTTCGCTGCCCATTTGAACTGGGTGACCTTGTACATGACCTGATCCCGGAACGAGCCGTAGTACTTGGGGCAGTTGTCGGGATTGACCAGCTTGGCTAGGCCGTAGGCGTCCAAGGGTGATTGTGCTGCTGGCGTACCAGTAAGCATCCATAGGCGCGGCTTGGTGGCGTTGACGATGCGGTTCAGCACCTTCCAACGGTTAGTCTGTGCGTTCTTGTAGGCGCTAGCCTCGTCTACCACGATCAGGTCGAAGCCACCGTTGAGGATAGCCTCTTCCACCACAGCCAGCCCATCGAAGTTCAAGATGACGAACTCGTTGCCAGCGTTGACGATCTTCTCACGCTGCTTAGACGTACCGTGCGCCACGCTGCACGAACGGTGCATGGCGAAGGTGAACAAGTCCTGCTGCCAAGCGGCCTTCATGATGGATAATGGGCAGAGGACAAGGACGCGCTTAATCTCGCCCAGCTTCATCAGATAGTCCGCAGCCCAGATAACCGAAGCGGTCTTACCCGTACCCTGCTCGTTGAAGCAAAACGCCTTGTCGTTGAGGGTAAGGAAGGAGGCAGTCTCCTTCTGGTGATCGAACGGCTTATGCTTGCCCGTCCACTTGTACCGTCCCTTGATCGGTGAGGGTGGGTTGGCCACGCCAAGCCCCATAAGTGCCTTGGTCTCCTTGAGACCCCACTTCACTGCTACTTCGTACGTATCCCCATCCCGCTTATATACCGCGCTCTTCTTGATGTTGTCGGTTATGATTTTGGGTTCGGTCGTTTTGACGAGTAGCACCTTATCGTCAACACTTTGCATCACTTTTTCCGTTCTCGTTTGCTGATTTCTGACACCAGATTGTGGTTGCTGTCCCGCTTGAAGGAGCGATTAGCCGACGCGCTCTCGACGCGCACACCGTGCTTGTTACTACCACCCTTATCGAAGGCTACCTTGTGGGCGACATCCTTGCCGTCACCCTTGCTGACCTTGCCTTCCTTCATCAGTTTCCGGCGCGCGGCGTTGCGCGCAGCGCGGTTTTTCTTCTGCTCGGGGCTAGCTTGGTACTTGGCAGCGTTCTCGTACTTGCGGTCGGCCTTGTTCTTGTAAGGCATCGTTACCTCCTCGGGCGGTGATGCTCACACTTTACCACAGGGCACCACCCACACAAAGGGCCAGACTTGGGGTTCCAGACGCCGTTCTCAATGGCGGCCTCAAGCCGATCTAGCTGTTCGTTGAATACCGATAGGTACTGTGTCTTCTCCGTTATCAGGTGAGTCTTTCTGGGAAACTCGTTGCTAACCACGTAGGCCAAACCGGACTTGATCTTCTTCACCTCGGGGAAGTGTACGAAGATGGCACCCGCCATCAGGTCAAGCTGCTTCATGTCCGCATACTTAGCGTTCTTGCCTGTTTTGTAGTCGATCATGTGAGCGATCTCGCCGTTCACGATCAGCAAATCTACGATCCCACGCCACCACACGTCCTTGGCGAAGAAACCGCAAGGCTCGTAGCCTTTGTCCGTAATGCGCACACCCAGCTTCAACTCGGTGTGCTTCTCACCCGGAAAGTTAGCCAGCACTTCCACTACGCTAGCATACTGTTTGAACTTAGGCGGGATGGGTGTGCCATCCTTGATGAACAACTCGGCGGCTGAGTGGAAGTCGGTCCCGTACTGCGCAGCTTCCCCCGGCTCGTCCTTAACGTCCTTGACCACCTTCAGGTGGAAGTACTTCTTCGGACATTGCTCAAAGGTCTTTATGCTACTGTAGGACCAAGCGGTCATAATGCTTCCTTTATCTGCCGTGCTGTGTTGCGCACTTGGGCTATGGTGTTGAGCAGAGAGCGGCGTTCTCCCTCCTGCCTCCTACCGCGAGGGTATATACCCACAAGGCGTCCAGCCAGCTTCACCTTATTGTGTTTCGTGCCCTCTTCAACCCCCCAAGGGAGGCCCGTCTTATCTAGGGCCTCCCGCAATTCCGCTGGCAGTCTCATTGGGATTGCTCGACTAGCCGCTTACCGAAAAACTCCACCTTTTCGGCTTCGTACAACAAGGTTGACCCCGGCTTACCTCCCCCCTGCCGTAGCGCAGCGCGCCGCCAGATAGCTTTGAAGGCGTTCCCCTCGGCGTAGTTCATATCCAACGCCTCGATGATGTCGTTACACTCGGCGGTATAGGCGTCTCCACCGCTAGTCGGGCGCTCGACGCGCATCTTGTAGTAGTCGCTACTACCTCCGGTCAGTTTGGTCATTTCAGGTTGCCACCGCTCTTGAGGATGTCCCCGTCATACGTATACGTGCCGGTGTGGCTCAGGTGGATAAAGGGGTTGGCATGAACTTCGCCGCCGTGCTTCCGCCACAGCTCACAGAAGTGGTAGTCCTCCGACAGAAGGGCCCCGCTCTTGTCGATACTGGTAGCGAAATACTCATGGGTGAGGGGCTTAACGTACTCACCCGTATCTGGGTCTCGGAAAGATGACACTCGGTAGGTCGGCACATGCGGTGCAAGATGCTCGAACACCCCCCGCTTGATGAGCATGAAGCCGGTGCCACCATGGCGGACCTCGATACAGCCACTCTCGTCAGTGTGCGCGTCCGCGCTACCAACCATGTTGAACACGAAGGCCCCAGCGTGATGCTCCAGTTCATCCATCTTGCCTGCGCTTGCAGCGCGCTTGACGCTATCCCAGTTCACTTCCTTCTTGGGGTAGATGCCGCAAGCGATGTCCTTATCGGTGGCCATAAGCTGTGCCACTGCATCCCCAGAGAAGCCGATATCGGCGTCGATGAACATCAGGTAGTCGTGGCCGCTCTCAATGAAGATACGCGCCAGCTCGTTACGGGCGCGAGTGATAAGGCTCTCGTTGGTGATCTGACACCAAACCACATGCACACCCAGTTCACGCATCTTGGCGACCGTGAAGAGTAGCCCCTGCACATACGCACCTGTACACATACCACCGTACATGGGGGTAGCGATCATCAGGCTCGGGCGCTTGGTCTCGACCGGTTTCACTTTGATTTCGTCACTCACTTACCTTGCTCCCTCTTCTTAAAGTCGTAGATTTGCCGCTGTGCCGACGCGATGGTCACGTCGAACGCCTTAGCGATGTCCTCGAACTTGATACCTGCTACGTACATATCCCAGACCGTTTGCCGTTTCTCAGGCGTCCAGAAACCCTCCGGTTTAGCCTTGTGTCTGACGATGTGTCGGGTCACTTTTTCCTCACTACGAGTTGGTACCCAACATGGATGATCGTCGCCGTTTCACCGAAAATGTTGGTGAAGGCGTCGATTGCGATCTTGGGGCGGCGCAGCGCATCGCGAGGGTTACCCCACATATAATCGTCGAACACCATCAGCCCCCCTTGCTTCAACAGCGGCCACGCCATGCAGGCGTCGGTCAGCACGTCAGGCGCTTGGTGACTCCCGTCGATGTAGATGAAGTCATACTTTTCCTCGGCTGCGATACACGCCGCCAACTCATCAACCGACTTGCCCTGTCGGACAGATAGGCCACAGGCTTTCTTGCTCTGGAGAAGCTGCATATTGTGGGTGAACCGCTCTTCCACGGTTCCCATATCTTCGTTCCCGTGTTCTTCGCCGCCTTCCCAAGTGTCGATGCAGGTGATGTTGCCACCCCCTTCCATCATGTTCTCGACGATCCAGACAGTGCTGCGACCTTCGAACGAACCAATCTCAAGGAACGACTTCCGTTCCGGCAACAGCGGGATAAGCTGGTTCCAGACCTCCGGTGCCCATGCGAACCAGTCTTTAGTGAATTGATATTCGGTCATTTCTTGATTCCCAGTGGTTGGTTAAGTTGGTTGAGCAAATCTGGCGGGTAGCCGGTCATCATCGGTTGCTGCTGAGCGTAGACATCTTGTAGTTGTTGGTTCAGCATCTTCTGTGCGTCCCTCTGCATATCGCTCACCTTCTGGATTCCGGTCCCCTGCGCTGTCAGTGGGTACGCCTTCCCTTTCCCTGCGCTCAATTGCTGAAGGGTTTTCAACTGTTCTTCCCGCTGACGTTCTTCTTCTGCGCGGCGCTCAGGGCCGGTAAGCAGTTCATCCATTACCCACTCATGGATTTCGCCTAGACGGATGTCCCGCATTGCTGCGTTGAGCGCTGTCTTTTCGGCCTCATTCCCATATTCAAGTATACCCTCTACAAAGCCTCCCCAGCGGTTTGTGCCACGCGTAAACTCTTCAGGGTGACTCTCCATCCGCTTGAGTAGCAGTCGGGTGACTGCGTGTAGTTCATCCGCCATTGCGTGCTTCCTTTTTTATCTCTCGGTCTCGTTTAGCCACGATTTGCCGTACACGCTCTTTAGTTATGCCGTACCTATCGCCTATCGCTTGTAGCGTAGCGCCTTCTTCTTTGCGCTCACGCCATATAGCTTTACGGCGACTAGCACCGTCGTTCCCAAACTCTTTCCATACTGCTGCCCTTCTTGCGCTACGCGCTTCGTCATCGGCGCACTGTTTCTGGTATCGCTCTTCCGCCTCCGATAATCTTTGGCTCCACTCTTCATCAGATATGGGGCTAGACCACCAGTCTGGGTCACCCGCCATTGCTTGCTCCTTCTATGCTCTGTAACTCTCGGCTCTCCAGCCAATCTATTAACTGCCAGCCAGTGATATATCTGTTCAACCGCCCAGCCTTTGGACTTGGTATAAGCACGACTGCCAAGTTACCCGCTTCGATTTCGCGGTTTAGTATCGCTGTCGAAAGACCCAGCGCAGCGGCTGCGTCGGTAGGCTTATAGAGCATCGCGTAGTGCTGCACTCGACGTGTCAACGTAGTACGGGCTTCCTCGGCGCGATCTTCTGTTACCTTGGCTAGCCTAGACTCCTTCTTGGGTTTGCGTAGATGGATGTTATATCTAGGACCTTCAGTCTGGACTGCCGTAACTTCAGCTACCATCGCCTCCCTACGGTTAGGGAAGTACTCGATAGTGATATTAGCAATCTGGTCAGTCCATCCAGAAACTGCACTATGCTGCTTGGTGCGGATTAGGGGGCGGAAGCTGATACCTACGTAGAGCAACGCGCCATCAGCATCAAAGTGCCGGTACAGAGCGCACTTTCTATCCGCCATAGCTCTTCCCCATCTTGCTCTCACAGTTAAGTGGCAGGCCCTCGGCCCACTTTGGTTTGATCCTCATGCACTCCTCGACAAAGGCGCGGCCCTCCGCTGCATCTGCATCTGGTACGATAGACCCAACAGCGTCATGCACGGTCATAGCGACCTTCTGGCGGCGAGAAATCATCAGCATCTGCTCACCGATAATGATGCGGGCCAGTGCCTGACAGACGTTCTCGATCAGCTTCCCGCCGTAGAGACGGTTAGGGATAACCGCTCGGCCCTTCTTCTGGTCGTAGACGAACTCACGCCGACCTTTGTCACCCGTCACTGCTCGCAGGTTAGGGTACTTTAGGTATAGCCCGTTAGGGAGACGGATACCGAAGGCGTTGACCAAGACCACACCCTCCTTACCCAACGGCGAAGTCGTGCCGCTAAGTAGGGCGGCGATGGCATCTTGCCCCTCCTGCCATAGGCCAGTGATCTTGGGGTAGGTATCACGGTACACGTTGATGATGAACTCGCAGGTGGGTGGGCTAAGGTCCACGCCGAAGGTCTTAAGCTGCGCTTGGAACTTCTTGGCACCCATGCCGTAACCCGCGCCAAGGATGGTAGTTTTACCCACAAAACGCTCGGCGTCCGTCACATCCTCAATCGACTTACTGTAGATGCGCGAAGCCATGATCTTATAAACGTCCTCACCGTTAGTGAAGGCATCCACTAGGTCATCCTGCCCAGCCAGCCACGCCAAGGTGCGCGCTTCGATCTGACTACTGTCGCAGTCGATGAAGGTATAACCCTCAGGTGCCTTGATGGCCTTCTTGAGTGGCGACTTGCGCGGCAGGTTCTGCATGTTCACCTTGTCGTCACCACCCCAGCGGCCTGTATGGGCAGCGTAGTAGCGCAAGGGGATCGGCAGTGTGCCACGGTCAGCGATGTTGATGAACCGCTCGGTGCGTGTCTCTTCGAGGGTAGACTTTACCCCTAGCCGCGCAGCGACAATGGCTTGCACCATCGGGTTGTCATGATCCAGCAGTTCCTTGAACGCCTCGTCACTCTTGGCGAAGGCGTAGGTCTCCTTACCCGTCGTAAGGCTAACCTTCATCGGCACGTCCACCCCATGAAACTCAAGCAGCGAAGCCAGCTTGGGGTTACTCATCAGGTCGGCCTTCTCGTAGTTGAGCTTACTCATAAGCTCCGCTTTGGCGGCCTGTACGCGGATGATGTGGTCGTTGAGGATGTCCTTATCCAACCGCAGCACAGGCTCACTGAACATGCGGATCGTCAGGTCCACCAGCCGCTGCTCTAGCATAGGGAACTTAGGTGCCATGCACTCGAACAGCTTGAGCGTCAGGTCGCAGTCGTTGCTGCAGTAGTCCCCATACACCGCTAGCTCTCCGGGCGTGAAGTCGATGCGCCGTTTGCCCAGCGCGTTAAGCACCTCGGTGCCTTTCTCGCCCACGCCATAGAACTCGGCCAGCGCCTTGAGGCTAACCCCCGTCTCGTTGCCATGTAGCGCACGAGCCATAGACAGCGTGTCAGCGATGCGCTTCGGGCGGATGTCGAAGTGCCAGTTGAGGATAGCCATGTCGAACAAGGCGTTGTGAGCCAGCGCGATGGCGTTGTCCCAGTCGAACTGGTCGAGCCACTTCTTCGTAGCCGCCTTAGTCCCACTGAACCACTGCGCGTCGCCGGTACCGACCTTTACGGATACGCCGATAACCTCAAAACGAGGATCGCGGATATACTCCTCCGTTGTTATCTTGGAGAGGCTATACGCAGGGTCGTAGTAGGTTTCGAAGTCGATGGTGATTAACTGCATTTTGGTGGTTCCAGTTTAGCCAGTGTGCGCCGCATGGTGGCGTAAGCCCCCAGTTCATCGACAGCTTCAACTCGGTGGATGTCGTAGGTTCCGTGCCGCGAGACCTTTACGCCCGTCACGGACCACGGCTCTACCTTAACGATTTCGAAGGGGTGGTCAGGGTCTGTTCCGGTGAGTGCTACATGCACAGCCCATGTCTCCCTAAGCTCCCTTTCCAACCCCTCTATTGTGTCGATGATCTGCTGCGCGGTGAGCGGTTCTGAATACTTCTTCGATGACAGTTCTCCGGTCATTGCTTGTCCTCGGCTACCACCTCGACGGTGATCTTGCAGGTGAACCCGTCGCTGAACTTGACCGACCGCTCGACCATTTTGGTTTCACCGCCTGCGGCTAGGTCAGCACAGAGGCAGAGCAGCACATCTTTGGTCACATCTTTGACAGCCTTGATCGGATGCAGATGCTTCTCATGCGTCAGCCATATGGTGCCGTCTTCGCTCTTGGCACGTATGTGGAAGTGCTTGGGATTGAGAATTACTTTTGTCATGGCTGTGCCTCCTGTGCGCGATCACTCACCATAATGGTGCCGGTCTTTGGGTAGCCTGACCGGCGAAGGCTTAGAAAGCGCAAGGAGTCACTCGCGCGCACCCGGCATAGGCTTCTCATCCAACGCCGAGAAGATTCTACGCCATACGCCTGCTTCTCCGCAAGGCTTTGTGAGGTGATCCGGTTATTGGTCATTTCACACCTGCCTTGGCATATTCCAGCGCACCCAGTAGCCGCCAACGGTCTTGGAAATTGCCATAGCTCTCAAAGCCGCGCGCTTCCCGGTCGTTGAATACCACTACGATATCGAGGATTTCGTTCCGCTCCATGCGATCTGCCAAATCACGCAAGTACGCAGCGGCCTCCTTGTTCAACTCAACCCGCTCAGGGTCAACGGCGTTGATGATCTTCATGGTCATTTACCTGTCACCAGTATGTAGATTGTTACCACGATCAGTGTGACCACCGTCCAGAAAAGAAGCGGGTCGGTCATCGCCCCTGCTCCTTCGGGTTACGCTGGGTGTCTGCGCCTTTTGCCTGCCAGAGGTGTCCTCTGGCCTTGTCGCTCATGTAGATGCGCTCGGTCTTCCCATCGGGAAAGAGACGCCAGAACCTACGGTTGTGGATGATTACCTTTGAGTTGTCGGGCTTGCTCATATCTGTGTTCTACTTCCCATACGGCGGCGTCGATGACGGCCATCCAACCAAGGACAACGGCGGTGGCTATAATTACGCACCAAGCCACCGCCCTCGCCATCACTCGTTTTCCTCTAAAGGTATCGTGCTGGGCATCAGATTGGCGATACGCTGCAATTCCAGCACAGCTTCAGCGTAAACTACCTTGGCGGTGCGGATGCGCGCCATTGCATGGGTCAGCTCCTCTTCAACGCTAAGGGAAGGCGTCTTGCGCAACTCAAGTCCAAACAAATCCAACAACTCCTTCACTTCATGCAGGCTTTTGCGCCCGAAATTAGGGATGCGAAGGAGTTCAGATTCCGACTTAGCTACAAGGTCACGAAGGGTGTGGATGTTCTCGTTGAAAAAGCAGTTGATCGGGCGCACGGAGAACTCTAGCTCATCCACCCCAACGTCCAACGGGTTACGATCACCTAGCATGGTTTTAATCCACGGGGTCATTATTAAGCTCCTTTCAGTTTGCGGATAAGTCCCGACACCATGTCCCAATTGGTCTCATCCACTATAACAGCCACACCGCCCGCTTGGCGGATGGTCTCAATCTCTCGGATTTGAAGGGCGGTGGCCTTGTTACCGCCCGCCTTGCACTCGATAGCCAGAAACTTCCCTGCTACGCAGCAAACGATGTCGGGGACACCGCTCCGTCCATACCCATGCGTAGCAGGGAAGAAGTAGTAGACACCCTCATCACGGAGGACTTTGACTACCTTGGCTTTGACCTTGCCTTCGGGGGTGAGTGCCATGGGTTGCTCCTTGTTGGCCATCGTACCATTACATTATACAGTGTCAAACGGAAAGTGCGATGGCCTAACAGTGTTAGCCTGAGTTGTTCTGCATGAACTCGATCAGCGCAGCGCGCATCAAGGGTGTGCGCCCTTCGAAGTGATCCACCACCTTCTGCGGTAGTCGGATGGCTACCAGCTTCATGCTCTCGCGCTTCACCTTGTTGGGGCCACGCTGCCCCCGATAGCGTTTAGGTTCTTCGGTCATGATGCTGCTCCTTGGTTAGCCGACACAAAAAACTTATCCTTGCCCACACGAGCGCCTTGGCCCTCTACATACTCATTGACACCGACCATCTTGAGGATACCCACCGCCCGCTTGATGTGGGGTGGCAAGTGGTCTGTGTCGAAGATGCTTACGATTCCGTTGATAACCACGATATACTCGTCACCACGGATCAGCACGGTAGCGCCTTCGGTGCCGCCCATGGCGTTGTTAATCTCTCTCGTAGCCCTGAGCGCGGCGTAGGCTTCCTCCATACCATCTAGTGATGTCGGGCTTATCCCTACGTCGATAGCCGTCTGTTTCATGTGACCCCAGTTGTTCATGGTGTAGGCCACCACGAAAGCATTCATCACTTCGAACTTCCGTTCGAATGTCCTCCTATTCATAAAGGCCAGCGTCTCTACAGCGTCCCGAGACTGAGACACTGCCTCCTTCACCAGTTCGCCAATGCTAGGGCCACGGAAGTTCTTCACGACCAGCTTGAACGCCTTCTGTACGTTAGTGGTGGAAGTGTACGCCCCACGTACCCTAGCGTCCGCCATGCGTTCGTTGTCGATGCAGATGACATCGCCACGGGAATGGTAGGTCTTCCATATGGAGCCTAGATGGGTGTTACCTTCGTAGACCCGGAAGTGAGGGACGATATGCTCACCACCCACATTACCGGGCCAGCGCCGGTTCGACACGAACTTCCACCTAGGCCGCGCCTCGGCCAGCCGCTTAATCAGCGGGAACAGCATCGAAGCGGTCTTGGTATTTTCAGCCGTGGCCGACGATGCGCGGCTCTTCGGTATCTCAAACAGGATGTTGGGCAGTTCCAACGGTATGTAGTCGTTCTCGATGTCATTCACGGTGCATCTCCCTTGCTTTTTTCCAAGCATCGAGCGCGTCGATGGCTTCGATAATGTCGGTGTTGCTGGTTCTGATATTGGGGTGGAAGTGTCCGTTACGGGTGATAAACTCCTCGTAAGGCTCGACCCTAACAATGTTAGTCTTGCAGTCGGCCACGTCATACTCGAAGGAGACTACCCACCGCTGCCCCCTCACCAGTCGTACCCCTTGAGGATGCCATCGAGCTTGCCCTTGAGGTTGGCACGGGTCACCTCGTCATCCTTGATGTCCTCGATGTCGATGCCGACCATCGCTACCTCTAGCTGCCTACGTGCAGCTTCCAGCTTGGGGTCCTTGGCCACGTTGAGGTGAGTGAGCATGGCGCACATCTCCTGCGCGTTGGTGACGAACGTGTCGTGCCACCGCTTCTTGGTGTCGTCGTCGCTCTCGGTCAGCTTGGCAGACATAGCACCCAGCATCTTGTGAAGCTGGTCCCACGGGGTACGCATAGCCTCGGCCAGACGGTCATTGAACGCCGACTCGTAGCTCTGCGCCATCTCAAGTATGTCCTGCTTTGGCAGGTCCAGACGGAAGTCGCCGCTCTCCGGCACAGGTGAGAACACCATACGATAGCCGAACTTCTCGCGTACTGCGTTGGCGCTCGGGTAGTCGCTCTGATCGAACAGCGTACCCATGTAGTTGCTAGCGGTCTGCACCAGCGCGGGATAGTTCCCGATGAACGCATCGACCATTTGGTTAAACGTGTCGCGCCGGATGTTGGCCTCTGCCTTGTAGTCAAGGAACAAGCTAGTCGGCAGCAGCCTCGCACCCTTGTCAGCCCACGGCAGGGTGCGAGTGTTGTGCCACAGGCGACAGCCTGCAGCGTAGTCGGCAATCTCCTTGCGGGCCGACGTGCCAGCCATCAGGTTCTTGCGCACCTGCGCTGCATCGCCTGACGTTGCGCCGTTAGAGGTAAGCACACCCTCGGTGGCCCCCTTGTCCAGCTTGTTGGCGGTCCACACGGATATGTTCATCTCAACGAGAACAGCGGATGATGTGATGCTCATGGGTAGTTGCTCCTAGGTTGTTAGGTGTAGTTGTCCGGTCTGCTATCCGGTATTAATTGTCTTGGGGTTTACCAGCCAGCTTGGCCACTCGGTACAATGTGTCGGGCAGTAACTGGATGGTCATGTTGTCATCACCATTCATCTCTTGGCTCCAGACGTGATACGAGGTCGTTGTGGGCGTGGCTTTGTAGTCCCTCTTGGCCTGATACAGCTCGGCCTTACCCATGATTTCCAATATGTTAACGGCATCGCTGACGTCCATCACGTAGTTGTTGTAGCCTATGCGTATGAGTGCTTTACCCATTGGATTTCTCCTCTCAATTGTCTTTGATGTGAACCGTTTTACCCACGGGGGCAGTGATCTTGCTGCCACGATACGAGTTGCAAACCACCCACATGATGGGTGCATCCCAATCTGAACCCCAGTCATAGATTTCCCCGTCAGTCAGCATGATGATGCACTCTGGCTCGATCTTGTTGGTCTTGAGGTAGTGCATCATGGCGCGGGGGTCCGTGCCACCGCCACCCTTCGGCTTGGTCGAGCTAACAATGTTAGCCATGTCGTTCTCGTCGTAGGTCTCATGGGCTGCAACGTGTGCGTCCCAGTAGATGAGGTCGATCTTCTCGGGGCGAACGTCTTCGGCAATGGACTTCACCTCGGACAAGAAGCGGTTGATCTCCTTGCCGCTGATCGAACCTGATGTGTCTACGCCGATAGCCAGAGAGCCGACACGCTCACCGATCATGGTGGGCATGTAGGTGTCAGAGCCAAGGAACCGACGATTGACACGCCGCCACGATGACGTGTCGCGGGCGTTGCAGATGGACTTGACGAACTCACGCAGCACCTCACGCCAGTCGATCTGCGGTTCAAGCAGGTCGCCCAGTTCGCGGGACATGTTGCCAGCCTTGTTGCCGATAGCCTTCTTCTCGGCCATCATGCCTTGGCGGATGGCTTGGTCGATCTCGCGCTCAAGCTCCTTCTTCTCCTCGGGGCTGAGACCCTTGGCACCATCCCAGTCGTGGTCGTCGAAGCCTTCGCCGCCTTCGCCTTCACCCTCGCCGCCTTTGCCGCCATTCTCTTGCTGCTCTTGCTTGAGTATGTCGAACACCTGCTTGGCGTTCATGCCACGGAAGCGCGCGTCGAAGCACCCGATGCGCTCACCCTTGGGGTCGCGCGGGAACGCCGCCCACTGCTCGGTCGGGTCGCTGTCCACGATCATCAGGTTGATGACGTAATCACAGGCCATGTTGGCGAGGCGCTTGTCAGCATCCCACAGCTTGCGCCAGATAGTCAGGTGACGCAGCGCCTTGTGCATGTTCTCGTGCAGGATGACGAAGGCCAACTCCTTGTCGGTCAGGCCCTTGATGAACTCGCGGCCATACATCTCGTCGCGCCCGTTGGTGCAAGCGGTGGGGATGTCGTCTGATATCTCGGTCTTGCCCACCATCATGATGCCAGACCACAGCGCGAACTTGGGGTTGCGCATCAGGTCGATCTTGACCTTCTTCAGCTTGCGCTCAACCTTGTCTTTCTGTTCAGCTAACATTGTTAGTTGCTCCTCGTTGAAGTTCTTTGATCTGCTTGAATACGTCTAACTCGTCCTTGGCCCACATCTTGACGTCATGCGGCCAACCATTGATCCACAGCGTCACCACCCAGACCATCGGGTCCTTGGGTGACCGCTTCATCACATCGAGTTCTACCTTCTTGCCACGTAGGGACGGGGGCGGCGTCAGATTACGCCGCCTGTTCCGGTTCATAATATCCCTACTCACAGCAGGTCTTCGTTCTGCTCCAGCCAGTCAGCGAACGCCTTGTTGGTGAAGGCCATCGGTTGCTTTGCTGCGTTGGAACACAGGTTGATGGCGAAGCAAGCCTGCCACTCGCTGTCGAACCGCTCCATGTACTGCATGAACGGGGTCAGCGACTGCTTATCGACCTTCTGGATGGCACCGAACACAAGCACTGCAGATGCGCCAGCAGACGTAGGTATCTGTGCCGACTTGGGCGCAGCGAGGATGCTCTCCCACGACGGAAGCTGATCTTGGTAGTCGATGAACGCCTGCATATCGCGGGCTGCAGACTCACCGATACAGCCCTTGAGCGCAGCGATGGTAGCCTCCGGCCCGTTCGCATCACGCTGGCTAACAATGTTAGAGGCGATAGCGAGTGAGCGCGGCGAGACGTAGGCAGTCTGCATCTTCTTGGGGTTGTAGATGTAGGGGTTGTCGCCTTGGCTCTCGTCTGTGTAGCTGGCAAGGGCCTGCGGGAATTGCCGCACCCATGCCATGACAACGGGGTCGATACCGTTGTTGACTGCCCACTCAAGCCACTGCGTATCGTCGGGTTTAGAGACTGTTATTTCTACAATCCTATTCCGAGTGTGCGCCTTCATGTTATCCCCTACGGCGTCAGTCGTAAGGTTGCCGGTCATGAAGATGATGGAGCGGTCAGCGTCATCTTCGACTCCCTCGTCGATGAACAAGTCGCCAAGGCGCGGGGCCGTCACCTCCAGCAGCGGGTGCAGCATGTTCTTGATAGGCTCCATACCTTTGGTGAACTCGTCGAGCATGATGATGACGGGCTTGCCCTCATGCAGTCGGAACCGCGCGTTGGGATAATAGCGGGTGGTGCGCGTCTCGTGGTCGATCACAGGCATGGCGATGTCGCCAAGGTCCATGTTGGGTACGTCCATGTATGCTGCGTTATGGGTAGAGGCCAGCTTCTTGGCGATGAACGAGAGCATGGTGGACTTGCCGATGCCGGGTTCGCCACGGACAAGGAACCGAACCTTGGGGTTGGTCATGATGAGGGTGGCAGCTTGCTTGAGGCTCACGGTCGAGCCGAAGTTGATCGTGGTCATGGTAGTCGTTGCTCCTTATGGATAGCTTAGAACCAGCTAACACTGTTAGTATGGACTCGGACACACTAGTAAAACTTAAGCCATTGCACCGACTCAAGATTTACTCTTATAGTTGTATAGCATTGTTATGCCCATGTCAAGGCATTTTGGCCGAGGGTTCGACCAAGAGGGTGGGGCCTAAGCCCCTTAGAAAAGCCCCCTGAACTTATCGACCGCCAACACGCCGGGAGGCATGGTGACCGCCTCAAGCATCTCGTCACGGTGATGGCGCAGCATAACCTTCTCGAACTGAGCGATGGGGTCGGCAGGGCCGTACCAAGCACTGCGCCCGTGCCAAGCGAGGTTGACCATCGCCTTGTAGTGGTCTTCCCTGTCGCTGCTTAGAGCCAAGGCGATTATCTGCTCTGTCGTGAGATACTTAACCAGATCGCGGTCTTGCTCAATCCGACCATCCGCGCCCAGCAGCTTCTTGATGTTCTTCACATACTTGAAGAACGCAGCGTACTTGGCCCGCACCGTCTTCGCCCCCGTGCGGTTCTTCTTGTGGACAACGCACGGCTTCGGGTTGGTGAAGGTGTAGGGTGCCAAGCTAACATTGTTAGGGTCGTGCTTGAAGATGTTGTCCTTGCGGGCGTGAAGCAGGTGATGGCCATGTGCCCCATCTCTCCCACTCCACCACATCGTCGTGCCCTGATAGGAGCTGAACCACAGGGGCAGCACGGCGTTGAGGTATGCGCGTGTGCTGTTGCTCTCATGGCCACCCTGCCTGACGATGACAGTTCCGTCTGGCTGCCACCGCACGATGTCGGTGTTGTAGAGGCGGACCACGATGTCTTGGTTTTCTTTTCTTATGGTCGCGTAGGTCTTCTTCCTGTCCCCGAGTGGCTTGCACTCAGGGGTGCGCCCACGGATGGGTTTGATTTCTGCCTCCCAGCGGACTGCTTCTGCGTAGGTGCGCAGCACCGACACGTCGATGGGGTTTGCTCCAAAAGACACTAGTGTTCTCCTTGTTCCGGCTACGTCCGTAGCCATAGTTATTTGGCCGCTTAGTTGTTAGGCGTCATGCCACACCCCTCACATCGTTACGCACATGCCACTCGCGGAATAGAAACTTCCCGCGCCGCCTACCGTATTCGAGGCAAGCCTCGCTCAGTTGAGGTTCGAGTGCATTGAGTTCGTTGCGTAGCTTATCCACCTTCTTGAGTAGGCGGATGGTCTCTTTGTCCGCACGCGGGTCAGGCTTAGCTAACATTGTTAGTCCTCCTCGCTGCTGTTCTGTTTGGGGGACACTTCGTTGAGGATCGCCTTGGCATGGACGCGCACGGCAAAGAGCCGTGTCTCCAACGCAGCGATGTGGTTGACCACCTTACGCAGTAGCTTCTTGTCATCAGGGTGTTCGCAGTTGTCCCGCAGGTCGCGCAGGTCTGCCTTGTCTTGTTGGTTCACGGTCGTTGCTCCTCAGTTGCTATCCCAGTGATGGTAGCCATCACTGGTTGTTTCGGTCTCGGCCCTCTTCTCCTCGGCCCGCTCTACCAGCGTAGCCGCAAGGTCACGCCAATCTACTTCGCTGTCTGTGCCGTACTTCGCCCAGCGTTTCAGCCCCTCCCAATCGAGGGTGCGGAAATAACTACGATCTTTCTTCATTGGTCTGCTCCTTCTTGGTTAAATGGTATCGTCACCGTAGCCGTCACCTCCATCACCTTCCGTGTTGCCGTAGCCCTCACCGTCGCCCCAGCCACAGCCGTGGCCGCCACCGTAGACGGAGCCGTTGCCGATGCCACAACCGTAGCCGTCCCCGATGCTATAATCGAAGCCGTAGCCAGTGTAGAACTCCCCATCTGGTACGAGCTTAGCCCAGAGGTACTCACCAATCATTTGAGCCTCCATTGCCATCTTCGTCGCCGGATTGGCTGTCGCCCCAGCCATCACCAAAGTTACTAGTCTCGCCACCCCCGTAGCCGTTGCCGTCGTTGGTACCGGCACCATAACCATAACCATAACCCTCGCCGTAGCCGGAGCCGTTGCCGTAGCCCCAGCCATCACCGTTGCCGTAGCTGTTGTGGTAGTCACCGTAGCCAGTGGCGAACTCCCCTTCGGGTATGAGCTTAGCCCAGAGGTGGGTAGGGGCAGCACCAACGCTGCCCCCGTTGTCACTCACCACGCTGGCCACTTGTCATCATCGCATGGGATGAGGGCGATCATCGCCACTGGCACGACGGTCACCAGCGGTGCCGGGTCATCCAGCACGGTCTCTTTGGTCGGGCCTTTGACCAGTTGGTTGAGGCCGCGCTCCGTACCCCAACGGCGCACAGTGCGGGCGTTGTGCAGATGGTAGAAGTCACCATCGAACGTGATGCTCTTGGCTACCCACACATGGCCAGCACTGGCGACTACGAGGGTCGTACCCCAAGTTCTGTTGTTCATGGTCGTTGCTCCTTGCTTCTTAGTTCTTGGTCTTGCGCTTGATGCTGGGACGCCCCCGCTTACGCATCTTGACGCCCACCTCCAGCAGACGGTTGCGCACGTGGGTTGGCGAGTGGCCCGTGATCCTGCCCACCTGCTCAAGACTGTAGCCTGTGGCATACAGGGTGATGAACCTATCCAACTTCAGTTCTTCTGTCGTCGGGGCTTTGTATGTCTCTTCGCGTGTCTCTTCGCGTGTCTCTTCGCGCAGTAGCTCTGCATACTTGCGCCCGTCAGCTTCCACCTTGCCCCGGACATACCAGCCAAGGCCGTAGCCGCCTACCCACGCAGCCGCGCCGATCAGACCCATGATCGTTCCAGTATCCATTGTTCTTCTCCTTCTCTAACAGTGTTAGTCTTGCACGAACTCGTAAGCCACTTGGCCTGCCTGTTGCTCTTCATAGGCGGCGAACTCGGTGCCATCCGTGAAGTGCAGGCGGATGCCTTCACCGGGCCACGGCTCATCGTTCTTGAAGGCGGGTTTGGCCACGAACTCCCACTTAGCGATGGTCTTACCTACCAGCGTATCCAGCAGGGATATCAGTTCTTCATCCATTGTTCTTCTCCTTCCCTAACAATGTTAGCTTGGTTCTTGCCCCCTGAGCCACCGCTGCAGGTTGGTGAACGCACCCAGTTCATCGACGGCGTTGGTGTAGAATTGCGCGCCATCGTTGGGGTAGTGCTTACGCACGTAGGCCCATGTGTTATCGGGGTGCAGCGGTTTCCACGCTATGTCGAGGTTCCACGTCCAATCATCATGGACGCAGCCCTCTAGGGTCTCGATGAACATGATACCTAAGGGGCCGTTGTGCGGGTCTGCTTCCTTACGGTGATGGATTTTGAGTTCCTCGACGTTCAAGTCTGAGTCGAGGTTTATCTTCCACTCGTGCATCAGCCTTGCTCCTTCCTTGCTTGGGTCACGAAACCCAGACGAAGCGGTAGCCGGTGTAACGGCGCAGGCCCACTTCAAGGTTGATGTAGTCCTCACTCACGGTGCGCGCACCGGGGAGCCCATCACTGAACTGCCACTCGGTGCAGCCCAGCGCGGACTCAGGCCATACGCCATCGTCAACTTGAGCCTGCGTGACGGGACATCCTTTCACTACCCATACGGTGTCACCAGTAATCATCAGCTTGTCCTCTTGGGGTTTAACTGCGCTAGTTCTGCGCGGTTGGTGATGAGCATGTAGTTGCTCTTGTTTATGGGTGCGCTGCACCATTGCACCTGCTTAGCTGCGTGTTCACCGCATGGGAGACAAGTGCGGTAGCCTAACGCTAACCGGGCAGGGGGGTAGACGTCACCGCAGGATACGCACTTAGCCATTGTCTTGCTCCCGCCCGCAGAACTCATCCCACAACTCCTTGGGGATGCTGATGGTGACGTTGTCCTCGAACTCGGCAATCACTTCAGCCTCGTTGAGTATGTCCTCTGCCAATGCTTGGCGGGCTTGGTCGTTCATGTGTCCCATTGTCTTGCTCCTTCTCTAACAGTGTTAGGCTTCGTGGGGATCGAGGTGGGCGAGGATGCGCTCCCGCACATCGCGGGGTTCGCGCTCCAGCACATCCATAAGTGCATGAAGCAGGGTGTTGTCCGTCCAGCCGCGCTCGTCGGCTATCGTCCAAGCAGAGTTGAAGAAGCTGCCCATGCTCACTCCCCCTGCCCGAAGGTGGCGATGTAGGTCGCCGTGCTCTTGATCCACATGATGAACTGCTTCACTTGCCCTCCTCCTGCATCTTGTCGTGTAGGTTGCGCTCTGCCTGCTCGTTGAGCCAAGCGATGTATTCTTCGAGGTCGATCTGGTCGTCCTTGGTTTGCTCTAACATTGTTAGGCTCCTCCTTATACCAGCCAGTAGCGGCGCAGGGCTTCGAGCGTGGCGGTGTTGTCGCTCATGTCGAGAGAGCCAATGGCATGACCCAGCGCGATGGAGCGGGCATCCAGCACATCATCAGGCACACCGAGGTCATCACGCAGGTCAGCGGCGAGTGCGTCGGTGGTGAGTTCGACACAGGCGCGCAGCGTGTTGGTCATCGGGGCGATACGCCCCTCAAGCACAGTGCGCAGGGTGAGGTTGGTGACGTGGGAGAAATCGGTATTCATCATCTTGCTCCTACCTAACAATGTTAGGCTTTTGTATGCCGTGCCATCCAGCACGGGCTTGGTTGCGGCTAAGCTGGTCTTGCTCGCCTATTATTACCATACTACATTGTTATGTCCGTGTCAAGTGATCTTGGCTGGAGGTGCGACCGGAAGGCGGACGAGTGAGGCGCAGACGGTGGGCGGGAGGGGCAACAGGGTTGTAAGGGAAAAGGGTGCTTTGTAAGACGGATGTTAGGAAAGCGCCTTACAAAAGGGAGGTCGGAAAACCCTTTGAAACGAGTGTGTTGTGTGTTGTTGTATTGTATTGTTATAATGTAAGTAGAAAAAACAAGTATAACCGACTCTGTGGGATTCGTGCATCTGCACTTGCCGGAGGGCCAAAGCGAAAACTCAAAAAGGGATCGTTCTCTAAAAACGCCCTTACAATATAACAATGCTTACATTGCTTGAAAACAAAGGAATGTTATGCTTACAACCGCTACCACCAAAGTCTTACGTCATAACATTGTTAGCCAGCCGCCAGCCGCTTAGTCAATACGGTGCTAGGAACTATCATAAAGTGCCTTGACGCAGGCCCAAAAAAACCCCATGCACGAAGTGCATGGGGGTCGAGGCGGGGAGCCGAGGGGCCGGGAGGGCGGGGGGAACCTAACATTGTTAGGCTCCCCCTCTTGCGTTAGGCGATAGCGGCCACGTCAATGCCCAGAGCCTTGAGGGCGGCGGTGATGTGAACCTGCGCAGCCTGCACCTTGGCGGGCAAGTCGCCGCCTTGCTTGTCGTTGAACTTGTAGAGGGCGGTCAATTCCTCGATGTTGCGCAGCATGGCGGAGCGAGGGGCAGGGCCAGCGCCGTCGGACTCTTCCGCTTCCGGTGCGACAGGGGTGCCGTCGAGAGTAGCCTTGCCGCTAGGTGCCAAGCCATTGCGCAGGTTCCGGCCATAGTCACAGATACGCTTGTAGGGAACGCTAGGGTTAGTGTGGCCAGCCTTGCGGAACGCTTCATACAGTTCACCCTTGAGAACCTTGAGCGCCTTAGCGTTATCGCTCTTTTCAGTGGGTGCCATGTCGAACCATGCAAAGCCCATCAACAGATTGAACTTGGCGGCGATACGAATGTGGCTTCCGTATACCTTGCCAGTCGCTTCAACCATGTCGGTCAGGATAGTGGCAAGCGGAGTAGCGGCAACGTCAATGTTCACGCCTTCGACAGTGGTGATGGTGGTCATAGAATAGTCCTTCGGTATGCCGCACTATCCAGTGCGGGCTTGGGTTGCATCGGGGCGGCCAGTCCGTCTCGATGAACAATTTATCTCCCATTACGCTGCTAGATGCAAGGAAAATCGATCGATACCGGCCAAAAATCTAACAATGTTAGCCTATGTCCCCTGTTTGTTCTCAAAAATAGGGGGTGGGGTCGAATGTTCCCTATCTGTTCCCCCACCCTAGGGCCACCCCCCTTGGCAGGGGCTTCGGAGTCCCAACGCCGCATACATAGTGTTTTGCTCAGTCAATCACGTTCCCCCAAGTTTCGACCCCCCACCCCCCTCTTTTTTCCCACCGAACGCCCGCCACCTCGTCCACAGAGAGACCCCCCGTCACTTTTTGCTTGGGTCCCCTACCCCCGGGGGGTATAAAAATTAGGGGGTGAGATGCCTCGGTAGTCACTGGGGCTTTAGCTGGCCAGCACTCACCCCTTTACAACTACTCTCCTACACTGTTACACAGCACGTCTGCTCCCCCAAACCGGATGCTGCGCTACATGCCCGTCGTTAAAGTCGAACCCACAGATGAGTTCCCAATCCCGTACGATTGGACCGACGAGGAAACCGCGAACTTCGCTGATGAGCTTGCAGTAGCGGGCGGCACCGCAGAGTTGATGGCCCATCTGGGCACCCCCATCGAAGTATCCCCCGAGGATCACGAGCGCGAGAAGAAGCTGCTCGAAGCGGTGGTGAAGAAGCAGGACAAAGAGCCGTTGCAGAGGGTGAACACGGCGTACGCTGCCGCTGCCTTCCTGCGCACCTACGGACAGTCGATGGCGTTGGATGCGAACCAAGCGCGGTCTGCTATTACCCACAAGCTGATGGAGATCGCCAACTGCGGCGACACTAAGTTCGAGCTAAAGGCGCTGGAACTGCTCGGCAAGCACTCGGACATTGGCCTGTTCACCAACAAGTCTGAGATCAACATCAACTATAATAGCCCTGAGGCGCTCGAAAACGCCATCAAGGAGCGCGTGAAGCGGCTGCTGAACGCAGACATCATTGACGTGACCCCGCTAGGTCGTGATTTGGATGAGGAGCTTGGCATCGCTGAGTTGCCGGAAGACGACGAAGACGGGGAAGACGAGTGAACCTCGACTCCATCTCACTCAAAGATATCCCGACAATATTGCCACAGCTATCCCTAGCAGAGCAGGAGCTACTGTTAGCGCAGCTTGAGAAGCTCGAAGAGCTTAAGGGCAAGAAGCTGGCGCAAGAGAAGTTCCTCGCGTTCGTCAATCAGGTCTGGCCGACGTTCATCAGTGGTCGGCACCATGCGCGGATGGCCGAGGCGTTCGAGCGCGTGGCTAACGGCACCTGTAAGCGCCTCATCATCAACATGCCGCCCCGGCATACTAAGTCAGAGTTCGCCAGTTACCTGCTACCTGCGTGGTTCCTAGGCAAGTTCCCTCACAAGAAGGTCATTCAGGCGTCTCACACTGCTGAGCTTGCGGTGGGCTTTGGGAGAAAAGTTAGAAACTTGGTAGACACTGATGTCTACCGGAAGCTCTTCCCCGACCTTAACTTGGCCTCGGACTCCAAGGCGGCTGGCCGATGGAACACAAGCAAGGGCGGGGATTACTTCGCTATCGGTATCGGCGGTGCCGTGACCGGTAAGGGTGCCGACGTGCTCATTATCGACGATCCGCACTCCGAACAGGAAGCGGCGTTGGCCGAAATCAACCCAGATATCTACGACAAGACATACGAATGGTATACCTCGGGGCCGCGTCAGCGTCTCCAGCCGGGTGGGGCCATCGTCATCGTGATGACTCGTTGGTCAAAGCGTGACCTGACGGGGCAGGTGCTGAAGTCAGCAGCACAACGCGGTGGTGATGAGTGGGAAGTGATCGAGTTTCCTGCGATCCTCCCATCCGGGAACCCCTTGTGGCCTGAATTTTGGTCGATGAAGGAGCTTCAAGCGCTCAAAGAGGAGCTGCCCAACTCCAAATGGATGGCGCAGTATCAGCAGGCCCCGACATCCGACACTTCGGCCATCATCAAGCGTGAATGGTGGCAGACATGGGACCGGGAGACCCCACCGCAGTGCGACTTTGTCCTACAAAGCTGGGATACGGCCTTCGAAAAGACGCAGCGGGCCGACTATTCGGCGCTTACTACGTGGGGTGTGTTCTACCAAGCCGATGATAACGGCATGGAACAGGCCAATATCATCCTTCTCAACGCGTTCCGGGACCGTATGGAGTTCCCTGCGCTTAAGCGCACAGCCGTTGAGGAGTGGAAGGAGTGGGAGCCAGACAGCGTCATTATCGAAAAGAAGGCGTCGGGTGCGCCTTTGATCTACGAAATGCGGGCGATGGGTATTCCAGTGCAGGAGTTTACTCCGTCACGGGGGAACGACAAGATCAGTCGTTTGAACGCTGTCTCCGACCTGTTTGCGTCTGGACGGGTATGGGCACCTGCCACTCACTGGGCCGAGGAAGTGATTGAAGAAGTGGCGTCCTTTCCGGGCGGTGAGCATGATGACTATGTCGATAGCACTTCCTTAGCCCTAATGCGTTTCAGGCAAGGCGGGTACATCACGACTAACCTCGACGAGCCAGACGATATTGTGTATTTTAAGAGCCGTAAGCACCAAGGATACTACTGATGGCCGTCGATAAAGCTCTTAATCAAGCCCCGATGGGGTTGGATAGCTCGTTTGCCTCCGGCATGATGCGGGGTGTGAACGCCCCGGATGACGATATTGAGATCGAAATCGAGGACCCTAAAGAGGTTACCATTCGCGCGGGCGACATGGAGATCGAGATCGACCCCGATGCAGGGGAAAACGACGAGTTTAATGAGAACTTGGCGGAAACCCTCGACGAGAGTCAGCTTACAGAGCTTGCCGGTAACCTGATCGGTGAGTTTGAAGAGGACATTTCCAGCCGTAAAGACTGGATGCAGACCTATGTAGACGGTCTGGACCTGCTTGGGATGAAAATTGACGACCGGACCGAGCCTTGGCCCGGTGCTTGCGGTATCTACCACCCGATGCTGGCGGAGGCTCTGGTCAAGTTCCAAGCTGAGACCATGATGGAGACGTTCCCGGCTGCAGGGCCGGTGCGGACCGAGATTATCGGCAAGGAAACGCCCGAGAAGAAAGACGCTGCGCGGCGCGTCCAAGATGACATGAACTACCAGTTGACCGATGTGATGGTCGAGTATCGCCCGGAACATGAGCGGATGCTGTGGGGGTTGGGCCTCGCAGGTAATGCGTTCAAGAAGGTGTACTACGACCCATCGCTCGGTCGTCAGGCTGCAATGTACGTGCCCGCCGAGGACGTCGTTGTACCCTACGGCGCGTCCAGTTTGGAAGTTTCTGGGCGCGTCACCCATGTGATGCGGAAGACCCCGAACGAGATGGCCAAACTGCAGGCCGCTGGGTTCTACCGTGATGTCGAGCTTGAAGACCCTGTCGATAGCCTCGATGAAGTCGAGAAGGCCATTGCCGAGAAGATGGGCTTCCGCGCATCGACCGATGACCGGTACAAGCTGCTGGAAATGCAGGTTGATTTGGTCCTGCCTGATGACAAGTTCACCAAGGACGAGTCAGAAGCTGAGATCGCTGTTCCGTACATCGTCACTCTGGAAAAGGGTACGAGTACGATCCTCGCTATCCGCCGAAACTGGGACCCCGATGATGACCTCAAAAAGAAGCGCAATCACTTCGTCCATTACGCGTACATTCCGGGATTTGGTTTCTACGCTTTCGGCCTTATTCATCTTATTGGTGCTTTTGCTAAGTCTGGTACCAGTCTTATTCGCCAGTTGGTTGATGCTGGCACTCTGTCAAATCTACCGGGTGGCTTTAAGACTAAGGGGCTAAGGGTTAAGGGCGATGACACGCCCATCGCCCCGGCTGAGTGGCGTGACGTCGATGTGGCGTCAGGTACGATGCGCGACAACATCATGCCGCTGCCGTACAAAGAACCAAGTCAGGTTCTGTATTCGCTCCTCAACACCATCGTAGAGGAAGGCCGCCGCTTCGCTGGCGCTGCTGACATGAAGATCAGCGATATGTCGGCTAATGCCCCGGTGGGCACGACGCTGGCTATCCTTGAGCGCACACTCAAGACGATGTCGGCTGTTCAGGCGCGCGTCCACTACTCGATGAAGCAGGAGTTCAAGCTCCTGAAGGGTATCATTCGAGACTATACGCCACCGACGTATAGCTACGAGCCGGAAGAGGGCGGTCGTAGGGCCAAGCAGGGCGACTACGACATGGTCACGGTCATCCCCGTGTCGGACCCCAACGCTGCCACCATGGCGCAGAAGATCGTGCAGTACCAAGCTGTGCTGCAGTTGGCGCAGGGTGCTCCGCAGATTTACGACATGCCGTACCTGCACCGCCAGATGTTGGACGTGCTGGGTATCAAGAACGCCCAGAAACTCGTCCCGCTGAAGGACGACGAGGATATGAAGCCGCGCGACCCGGTGTCCGAGAACATGGACGTCATCAACGGGAAGCCGGTCAAGGCGTTCATCTACCAAGATCATGAGGCTCACATCACGGTTCACATGGCCGCGATGCAGGACCCGAAGATGGCCCAGTTGATGGGTCAGAACCCCAACGCCCAGATGATGCAGGCTGCTATGCAGGCGCACATTAACGAGCACTTGGCGTTCTCGTACCGCAAACAGATCGAAGAGCAGGCGGGTGTCCCGCTGCCGCCGCCCAATGCTGAGATGTCGCCCGACATTGAGCTCCAGATTTCGCGTCTGTCCGCCGCAGCAGCGCAGCAGCTTCTGCAGAAAAACCAAGGGGAAGCCGCACAGCAGCAGGCCCAGCAGATGCAGCAGGACCCCATCGTCCAGATGCAGATGCAAGAGCTTGAGATCAAGAAAGGCGAGCTTGAGCTTAAGAAGCAGAAAATGCAGATCGACGCTGCTGAGAAGACCGACCGCATCGAGCTTGAAGAGAAGCGCATCGCTGCTCAGGCTGAGATCGCAGGGATGCAGGTTGGTGCCAAGATGGCGACCGACAAGGCCAATCTGTCTGCCAAACAGCAGGAAGCAGGGCTTCGGATGGGCATCGAGGTGGCGCGCAGCCAGATGGAGAGCGCACTCCGCGCGAACCAGAGTAATACCTCTCCGAAAGAGCAAACTAAGGAACAATAATGAGTATCGACCTGCTAAAGTACCTCTCAAACAAGGTACAAGAAGAGCTTAAAGTCATCGAGGCAGATACGGCCATGGGTAAGGCCAAAGACTTCGGTGACTATAAGTACGCCTGCGGCATTTATCGCGGTTTGCTGATGGCGAATAACCTCATCGTAGAAACCGCGCAACGAATGGAACAAGATGATGACTGAGATTATTGGCGCGTCCAAACCCGCGCTTGTTAACCTCCACGGCAAACCTATCGTAGCAAAACCCGCAGAACCGGAAGTCCCGGTCGCAGATCGAGCCACACAGCTTCCTGACCCTTCCGGCTATCGCATCCTGTGCGCTATCCCCGAAGTGGAAGAGAAGACCGCTGGTGGCCTGTACAAAGCCGATGAAACCATGAAGTACGAAGAGCTTACCACGCCGGTACTGTTCGTCATCAAGCTTGGTCCTGACGCCTACGCAGACGAGCGCAAGTTCCCGTCTGGTCCTTGGTGCAAGGAAGGCGACTTCATCCTCACGCGCCCACATGCGGGTAGTCGTGTGAAAATTCATGGCCGCGAGTTCCGTCTCATCAATGATGACTCGGTCGAAGCGGTTGTTGAAGACCCCCGTGGGATCGCTCGCGGGTAAAAACGGGTAACCGTACAAAGGAGAGACGTGATGGCTACACAGCCAAGTGACGACGACTTCCAGTGGGAAGTCGAGGACGACGCGGACAAGCCGAGTATTGAGATTGAAGACGATACCCCGGAGGCCGACCGAGGCCGTGCGCCGATGCCGAAGGAGATCGTTGAAGAGCTTGAGGCTGACGAACTCGAAGAATACTCCGAGAAGGTCAAAACTCGTCTCAAGCAGATGAAGAAGGTCTGGCACGACGAGCGCCGCGAGAAGGAGCGGTACCAGCGTGAAAACAACGAGGCTTTGGCCGCCGCCCGTGCAGCGCTGGAAGAGAACCGCAAGCTGAAAGCTTCGCTCTCTGAAGGTGAGCAGAACCTCGTCGGTAGTTATAAACAGGCGGCTGAGCTTGAACTTCAAGATGCCCGCCGTGCTTATAAAGATGCGTACGAAGCAGGTGACTCTGATCGCGTTATTGAAGCGCAGGAGAAGCTCACTGCTGTACAATATAAGCTTCAGCGGCTTGAAGGCTATAGACCTACTTTACAAGCTCCAGAAGAAGAGGTACAAACCCCTCAACAGCAGGTCCAAGTTCCTACGTTGGACCCCAAAACGACTGCGTGGCAAGAGCGCAATACGTGGTGGGGAGTTGACCCGGAGATGACGGCCTCTGCTCTTGGGCTTCACCAGAAGCTGGAGAGAGAACGTGGTCCACAGTTTGTGGGCACCGACGAATACTGGCAGACCATCGACAAAACGATGAGTCGGCGCTTCCCCGAGTACTTCGGGGAGTCAGAGAAGCAAGTTTCGGACACTCCGAAGCCCAAATCTGCGCCCGTGGTTGCACCAGCTTCGCGCAGCACATCCTCCAAAAAGATCGTGTTGAAACAGTCCCAACTTACAATCGCTAAGAAACTGGGTCTTACCCCTGAGCAATATGCTCGGGAAGTTATGAAGATGGAGCGTTAATCATGGCACAGAATAAGCTTATGGATGAACTGAACGAGGCCGATGTGGCGCGTGCGCCCCGTCAAAGTCGTGAAGATACAATGCGTGTTCAGTCTTGGGCCCCAGCTTCAACGCTGCCTGAGCCTGACAAGCAGCCGGGTTATGCCTATCGTTGGGTTCGCGTGTCGACCCTGAGCGAGAAGGACCCCCGGAACATTTCGGCCAAGCTGCGCGAAGGATGGGAGCCCGTTAGCATTAACGAGCAACCGCAGTTCAAGCTGATGGTCGATCCCGACAGCCGCTTCAAAGACAACGTCGAAGTCGCAGGGTTGCTGCTTTGCAAAGCCCCGATGGAACTGATGCGCCAGCGTAAGTCTTATTACTCTGGTAAAAATCAGTCCCAGATGGAGTCAGTGGACAACAACTTTATGCGCGAGAGCGATGCTCGTATGCCTCTCTTCCGCGAGAAGAAGTCATCGACATCATTTGGCAAAGGCAGATAACAGGAGCTAATTATGGCTTATCCCGCTGTTGAAGCCCCCTACGGGCTTCTCCCGATTAACCTCATCGGCGGCCAAGTGTTCGCCGGTTCTACCCGTCAGATTCCGATTGTTTCGGCCTCGGCAACCGCCATTTTCTATGGTGACCTTGTCCGTCTGGCTGACACTGGTACGGTGACCAAGGATACTGGTACGAGCGCGGCCACTCCGGTGGGCGTGTTCCTCGGTTGCACCTACACCGATCCGGTGTACGGCAAGACCTTCCGCCAGTTCTACCCCGGCGCTGTCACCGCTTCGGACATCATGGCTTACGTGTTGGACGACCCGGATGCGTTGTTCAAGGTTGCTGTCGTGTCTTCGGGCACCACCATTAGCTTCGTTAACCGTACTGCGGTCGGTAACAACGCTGTTCTGGTGCAGAACTCTGGCAGCACGGCCACTGGTAACAGCCGCGTGGCTGTTAGCTCGACGACCAACACCATTTCAACGTGGCCGGTTCGTATCATCGACGTGGTGCCTGAAACCGCTCAGGCTGCTAACCCCGGCAACTTCACGGAAGTTATCGTGAAGTGGAATCAGGGTATGCACCAGTATCTCAACCCCACCGGCGTATAAGGAGACTGAACAATGGCAATTTCACGCGCACAGCTTCTTAAGGAGCTTCTGCCGGGTCTGAACGCCCTGTTCGGCCTCGAATATGCACGCTACGGCGAAGAGCATAAGCAAATCTTTGAAACGGAAAGCTCCGAGCGTTCGTTCGAAGAAGAAACCAAGCTCTCGGGCTTCTCGGCTGCGCCGGTGAAGAACGAAGGTTCGGCTATCGCTTATGACAACGCGCAGGAAGCTTGGACGGCTCGCTACAATCACGAGACGATTGCCCTCGGGTTCTCGCTGACTGAAGAAGCCATCGAAGACAACCTGTACGACTCGTTGTCGGCTCGCTACACCAAGGCACTTGCTCGTGCCATGGCGTACACCAAGCAGACCAAGGCTGCGGCTGTCCTGAACAACGGCTTCGACTCCGATTATCCCGGTGGCGATGGCGTGGCTCTGTTCTCGGCTTCGCACCCGTTGGTTGGTGGTGGTAGCAACTCGAACATCCCCAGCACTGCGGCTGACCTCAACGAAACCTCGCTTGAGGCTGCGGTCATTCAGATTGCTGCGTGGACTGACGAGCGTAACCTGCTGATTGCGGCTAAGCCGAAGAAGCTGGTTGTTCCGCCGAGCCTGATGTTCGTTGCGACCCGACTGCTGGAGACTGAACTCCGCGTGTCGACCGCCGACAACGACATCAACGCCATCAAGTCGAACGGCTCCATCCCTGAAGGGTACACGGTCAACCACTTCCTGACCGACCCGGACGCATGGTTCCTGACGACCGATGTGCCGAACGGTCTGAAGCACTTTGTTCGTACGCCGCTGGCGCAGAGCATGGATGGTGACTTCGACACCGGCAACGTCCGCTACAAGAGCCGTGAGCGCTATAGCTTCGGCTGGTCGGACCCGCTGGGTATGTACGGCTCCGAAGGCGCTGCCTAAGCTAAGTCCTAGGGAAGTTTAGGGCTTCGAGACCCCCCGGCGAGAGTCGGGGGGTCTTTTCTTTGTGGTGAGAGCGTGATACATATACGCCACTAGGTATTTAACCCGTGCCGACTGTCCTAGCAGACGTAGTAGCGACGGTATGGGTATGTGCTACTACACGGAGATAAACGATGGCGAATACCACTTTTTCGGGTCCCGTACGCTCACTGGGCGGCTTCCAGACGATTACCGTCGCTGACGGCACTGGCACAGAGACCATCACCGCCACCTTCGGTACGGCTACCTCGGTTACTTCTCTGGCGGCGACCACGGTATCGGCAACTGGCAACGTCACAGCCGACAGCGCTACTGCGCTTGTCGCTGGCGGCGCTTCTGCGTTTATCGCAACCAACACGGCTGTCGGCATGGGTGTGTATGTCGGTTCAGGCGCTCCGACTGTGGCTGCTGCCAAGGGTTCGATCTACCTGCGCAGCGATGGTAGCTCGACGTCGACCCGTCTGTACGTCTCGGATGGCGGCACCACTTGGATCGCCGTAACCACCGCGTCGTAATAGCTCGATAGGAGGGCCACCCCTATGGGTATGCAATACGATGTCAAATCCCAACACCGGTCTACTTCAGGTGTTATATACGGTTCCCGCACCCGTCTGAAGGGGGCTATCCTCTCCGCTAACGCAGCTGCGGCAGCGAGGAACGTCCTTTTCATGGACAATAATCCGCAAGCGGGTACGTATAATATCGTATCCACTACGATGACGGTTACGGTGGCGAATAGTCTCGTTGCTGGTGATACGGTATGGATGGATTTCACCAGCGGTAGCGGCGTGGACGGCGAGTACACCGTTCTTACGGCTAATGCCACTTCCTTCACGGTTACTACGGCGGCATCTGGTACGGGTAACGTGAATGTCTACATGACCGTCTTGCTGGAAGCCGATAGCTATAACGCTGTGGCGTATTCTATCCTTGTTCCCGGCGAAGGCATCCTTGCTGACAATGGGATTTACGTGGGATTGCCCGCTAACATAACTGTTACAGCCTTCTACGGGTGACCTATGCAAGCAGTCAAAGGCTTCGATATGGCGGGGAAAGGGGTCTTCATCGGCCTCCCCGCCTACGACTTTAAGGTCTCCTTGAAGCTTGCGGTCTCGCTTGCTCGCTTCGCGCAGCTGGCCCCTAAGCACGGTATCGACATCAACATCGGCAGCATCTGTGGTTGCTCGGTGGTCTCTCGGGCGCGCAACCTGCTGGTGCAGGACCTGCTGGAGTCGGACTCTGACTACCTGATGTTCATCGACAGCGACATCAACTTCGAGCCTGAAGACATCCTGCGCCTGATGGCGTGGGCGCAGGACCCCAAGAAGGGCATCGTGGCGGGTGTCCCCCGCGTCCGCGACGTCAACAAAACCTACATCGCAGACCTCGACTATGACCAGAATGGCGAGCTGACGATGAATGGCATGGGGCTTGTTCGGGCTACGCGCGTAGCTACAGCGTTTATGCTGATTCAGCGTAACGTCATCGAGACCATGATCGCCGCGCACCCGGAGTGGAAGTACTACGACAAGCGCTGCGAAAAAACGGTCCCGGCCCTGTTCGACTTCAAACTCACCGATGAGGGGTACATGGGCGAGGACTTCCTGTTCTGCGACCGTGCCCGTGAGCTTGGCTTTGAGGTGTGGGTCGACCCGACCATCAGCCTCGGCCACATGGGTGTGCAGGAGTACACTGGTAACTTTGGGGACGATGTCCTCTACCCGATGTTCGTTCCGCAGAAGGATGTGGCATAATGATGAAGAAACGCAAATTTGGTTCTGGTGGTTCAACGAAGCGCCCCATGCCGACCCCGGCAGACCGTGCCGCCTCCAAGGCGCAGGATGCGATGCTGAAGAAGGTAACGCCTACGAAGAGCGAAGCTAAGACCCTCGCCTCCGCTGCGCGTGCGTCCAAGAACCAGAACGCCATGAAGGGGTACGCCAAGGGCGGTAAGGTGAAGCCAATCAATATCGACATGAAGGGTTTGGAAGAAGCCTCTCGACCGAAGGCTTCGCTGCCGAAAGCTGACCTCGAAGCCAAAGGGGCAGAAGCACGTAAAGCGAACGCTGCTCAGGCCAAGGAAGCGAAGAAGCAATCGTTCCGCGATGCCTTCGCTGCTGCGCGTAAGCGTGGGGATAAGACCTTTTCATGGAATGGCGGTAGCTACGGCACCCAGATGGCGGGTGAGAAGCCGAAGGCCAAATCGAAGGCCGAGTCGAGCAATCCTTTTAACCCGAAGACGTCTCTGAAGAGTATTGCGCGAAACACCGATACGAACAATGCGAAGCTGTCGGATGCTCAAATGGAGCGTTACCAGAAGGGTCTCGATACTGACGCCGACCGTAGCCTCGCGGCTATGAGAGCCGCTCAGCGCGCTAAGGATGCCAAAACCGAAGCTACTCAGAAGCAGTACGACGCTGATGCTGACCGCAGTCTCGCCGCTATCAAAGCTGCTAAAGACAAACCACGTTTTTCTTTGGATACAGCGGGCTTGGGTCGAGCAACTACGGCTGGCCTTTCAGAGGCCGCAAAGCGTGGAGCGATGAAGGCAACAGGTATGAAGAAGGGCGGCTCAGTCACTCGTGGCGATGGCATCACCAAGAAGGGCAAGACCAAAGGAAAGATGGTCTAATGGCTAAAACCCCGGCTTGGACGCGTAAGGAAGGCAAGTCCGAAAAGGGCGGGCTGAACGCCAAGGGGCGTGCATCCTACAACAAAGCCAATCCGGGGAAGCCGGGGCTTAAGGCCCCGCAACCTGAAGGCGGTCCTCGGAAGAAGTCCTTCTGTGCCCGGATGTCGGGTATGAAGAAGAAACTGACGTCATCCAAGACCGCGAACGACCCGAACAGCCGTATCAACAAATCCCTCCGCGCGTGGAAATGCTGACATGACTGACAACCATGACATGACGAAAAGCCTACTGGACGCTGTCTCAGTGGTGACTGTCGTCGGGACTATAATGGATATGCTTCCGGCAGTTGCCGCCTTGTTCACCATCATCTGGACCGGCATTCGTATCTATGAGACAGATACGGTGCAAAAACTCCTCGGAAGGGACTGACATGCCTAGCAAGACCCCCAAGCAGAAGAGCTTCATGGCCGCTGTGGCCAACAACCCCAAGTTCGCCAAGAAGGTGGGCGTGGCTTCCAAAGTCGGTAAGGAGTTTGAGATGAAGGATAAGAAGGCAAAGCCGAAGAAATTCGCCAAGGGTGGCTCCATCGACGGTTGCGCTGCCAAGGGCAAAACCAAAGGTACGATGGTTAAGATGGCCATGGGCGGCAAGACGAAGGGCTGCATGTAATGCGACCGAGTCGGGGTATGGGTGCCGTAGCGGCGTCCAAGATGCCAAAGGCGAAGACTATTCGTCGGAAGGACAACCCCGACAAGGTCACCATGTACGCCAAGGGCGGTAAGGTTAAGGCGAAACGCATGGCTGAAGGTGGTAGCGCCAAGGATGAGTGCTACTCCAAGGTCAAGTCGCGCTACAAAGTCTTTCCTTCCGCCTACGCCTCCGGTGCTATCTCTAAGTGCCGCAAGGTCGGTGCCAAGAACTGGGGTAACAAAGGTGGCAGTTCGTAAAACCGAGAAAGGCGCTTCGCTCAAGCGTTGGTTTCAAGAGGACTGGAAGGACGTCCGTACGGGTAAAGCCTGCGGGCGTCAGCCGGGTGAGAAACGCGGTACACCTTATTGTAGACCTAGTAAGCGTATTTCTGATAAGACCCCCAAGACGTCGTCGGAGATGACTCCAACGGAGAAGAAGACGCGTATCGCTCAGAAGAAGCGGTTGGGGCAACCTCCGGGTGCGCCTAAGCGTGTACAGGCAGCGCGGAGACAGAAATGACCACCAGCGGCACCGCTACGTTCGACCTTAACCTGAACGAGCTGTTCGAAGAAGCCTTCGAGCGGTGCGGTGCCGAGATGCGTACGGGCTACGACTTCCGCACGGCGCGGCGCAGCCTGAACCTGCTGACGATTGAGTGGGCCAACCGGGGTATAAACCTGTGGACTCTTGAGCAGGGGTCGATCCCCATGGTGCAGGGGCAGATCACCTATGACCTGCCTGCAGGTACAATTGACCTTCTGGAGCAAGTTATCCGCACCAACGCAGGTTCGGGTCCGAACCAGATCGACATCAACATTACCCGGATCAGCGCCGATACCTACATGACGATCCCGAACAAGAACGCGCAGGGGCGGCCCACTCAGGGGGGGTTCAACAGTCAGTCGGGCTGGACCTATCCCCCGGGTGGACGCCCAGGAGGGACGATCACCACCACAGGCGTG